GCATCAGTCATACCAGCATTCTCAAATCCAATGATACGAGTTGTATCATCAATCTTGCTGACCTTAGTATTCCGGTAGCGAGCTACGTTGTCTCGTCCAGAGAGTGCCGCGATTGCATCCTTAACTGCGTTCTCCTGCCCTTCGTTGGCTGGAGTGATTGCAGTGATGTTAAGCAACTTCTCTGCCGTGATGAGTTTAAACGATGGGCTACCTGCACCATTGATTAGGTTGGAACGAATGCTTGTGATGTTCTTCCAAGCAGCGGCTTCTTTCGGAGTTCCGAGTTCTTCAAGAACCTCATGGAACTTCTTCACATACTCGTATCCATCATCGCTGGACTTTGCGTTTACGAAGCGTTTGTAGAGTTGCTTGAAGTAGAGAGTTTGGCACTCGTTAAATCGACGAATCTGAGTTCCAGATAGTTTGGCAGACTCAGCGGCATCAAGTTCTGCTTCGCCCTTGGTGCGTTGCTTGCCTCCAGCGGTTGGTGCATTGATGCGATACTGACCCATGCCGCGATACATATCTCCCATGAAGAATTGCATGAAGCTCATGCTTTCTGCTACTGGAAGCTGGAAGCGGTTCTGAATGAACTTCGCTCCATCTGGCATCACGCTGATTGGCAACCATTCCATCTGCTTCAGCATCTTGGTTGCGTCTGGGCCTTGACCTTCGATCATCAACATGGAGTTGAGGCGAACAGCATCAACCAGCGAGTTCATCGTGAAGTCATACTGACGGCAAGCGACGAACGCCGACTCCGCTTGGCTCTTGATGTCTTGGAAGAGTCCGCTACCAACTGAATCAGTCAGCATATACATGATCTCATCCCATGAGTTGAAGAGTCCTACTTTGAGCATCATAAACCCGTGCTGAGTTCTGATGTCATCTTCGCTGATCTTGCCTGCTCCTTTGATGTTGGAGTTGATGTAGTCGGAGATGGGTTGGTAGTCTTGGAGGATAATTGCCTTACTGATCTTGCCGTCGAACTCCCTCCAGTATACTTCGTAGAGGTCGATCTTCTGGTTTACAGAAAGTGACCAGTTGAATCCTGCCTCGCTGATCGTGCGGAAGAAGTCTTCGCGTGTCTTGCGATTGTTGCTAAATGCACGATGGAAACGGATAGCGTCAATTGCTGCGTCCACATTCCATCCCATTGCTTCTGCCGCCGCACGATTCTCGATCTTCTTGTAGAGTTCGTATGGTGTCAGACGGACACGACGGACAAACTCCTCAAGGTTGCAAAAGTCGATCCTAATGTCGTCTGGAAAGAGAAGGTCGGATAGGAAGACGTGTTCCGGCATCCATCCCATAGGTGAGTCCCACATTCCGATTCCTTTTCCATACAACAACATTTCCTCAAGGTCTTGCTCTGTATTGTAGAGGTATCCGGGCCATTCGCGGATTGCTTGGTCGAATGCGATGGAAATGTTTTCGGAGTTAACGAGTCGTTCTTTTTCGTTTCCATACTTGGTCTTGATCGTGCAGCAAGCCTGCCGTTCGGTAATGACATCGTAGTAACTGGACTTTTGGTTATCAACAATGAATGCAAGCTGTCCGTAGTTTACGTCAGATTGCCAAGGTAGTCGCTTTTCAGCGAGCTTGCTGTAACCCGTAGGCGGAAAAGATTTATACGCTTTAAAAATGCGGATTCGTTTGTTCTCGCGTCCTATGTTCGCTAATCTCAAATGGTTAGCTATGTTCCAAGCATGAGATGCGTTAGAGATTCGTGTTTCGGGTGGCTTGCCGTCTTGATCTAAAACTGCAAGGGAAAAGTTGTCGGAGCCGATTGAGAGCATAGGATTTTACTTTTATCGTTTACGATAATGAATTCAAGGCATTTCTTCGCTTGTTACACGAACTACATCCGCGAGCTTTATGCTCAAGTTTAGTTCCCAAAACTTTGTCAGTAGTCTTGGCTACTGTGTGAATAACCTGTGCAATCTTATCTCCGAGTCCATCGCTATACCAGCAACGATCACTTGGTTGTCGTTGGCAGATTTGATCTTCGACCATCTGTTCAATATTAGCAGGAAGTTCAACCCCGTTTGAGCGATAGTCTTTCTGGATGTTCTGCATCAATCCGCTCCATGTGCTTCCGTAAACAATCGCGGGAAATGTGAGTTTATCACGCTTGATCTCATACTTCCAGTAAAAGCCACCGACTGGAGCGAGGTTTTTGTTTTTCAGTTTCATCTTGCCTTTCGTCGGAAAATATATTTTCTTATTGATATGTCAAGAGTTTTTTCTTCAAACAAAGGTATTCGTCGTTACGGAATTCAATTCCCAGAAAACATGGATGATCTTGGTATTGAGTTATACTGCTACGCTATAAGCCGAGGAGAGTATGGGAAAGATTATTGCACCAAACAAAATATAAATCTGTCAGATTTTAAATTACTATCACCACACGAACACTTCATCAATGCCGTCAAACTACAATGGCCGACTGAAGTTTCTATCGTCAATCGTGGTTACACCAATACCCAGTTGTTAAGGACGCTTGAAGAACTTTGTAATAATCAAGACATCTGTTTGGCTGGAGCCGCCTCGATGGGTAAGTCGTTCCCAGTTGGTCTTTGGGTTTACCTTGATTGGTGCGCTGCACCGCATTGCACTTCATCTTGGGTTGCCACTACTACCTTGGGCGCGTCCGAGGATCGTATCTGGGGTATCATTTCCAAGTTATGGAAGTCTGCTCGCGTTCAGTTTGGCAAGCTCATCGACTATCGCCATATGATCGTTTGGGGTGGTGCGTCTAACGATGAGGATAAAGATTATCGTAATGCGATAAAAGCTCTCGCATTCCAATCCGGTAATGAAGGTCAGAAGGCTATTGATACTACCCGTGGTCGTAAGAATGATCGTATTAGATTAGCACTTGATGAGTTGCCAGAAATGGAGTTGGGCGCGATTACTGCCAAGGTCAACTTATCCGCTAACAATGATGTGACTTTTATCGGCATTGGAAACCCATCTGCTGGTGATAACCCTCACACTCGTTGGGCAATGCCTAAAGGTGCTTCTAACTTTGATGCAGTGAATCCAGACATGGATAAGTGGGAGACTGAGACCGGAGTTTGCTTGTTCTACAATGGTATGCGTAGCCCAAACTTCACCGCGCCTGCCAATGAACCTTCTCCATTCCCTTTCTTGATGGATCGCAAGAAACAGGAAATCATGCTCAAGCAGTGTTACGGAGACGAGAATGCTATCGACTATGTTCGTAACGCTATTGGTTGGTGGCCGAAGTCTGGATTTGCTCAGACTATTCTCACCGCTGACTTGATCCGTAATGCAGATACCAACGAAGAACCACTTTGGGATTCAGAAGGATTTACCAAGGTGGCCGGGTTCGATACCGCATTTACAATCGGTGGAGATAGGTGCGTTCTTACTATCGCCAAACTTGGGTTCGTGCGCGGCACTCGCAATCGTGTTATGTGGCTGGAAGATCAGAAGGTAATCCAACTATCTGCTAACGCCGCCGCTGAGTTTGAAATCCAACTTGCTACTGAAGTTGTTGGTTTCTGTAGGACTGCTGGCGTTCAACCATCCAAGTTTGGTATGGACGTATCCGGTGATGGTGGTCGAGTCGGACAGGCTATTATCCGCGAATGGTTACGCTTTGATGCTGGTGGCGCGGCAATCGCTCTTATCTCATCAATGGGTAAACCTACCGACCGAATCGCGGCAGAGGTTGATAAACGCCCGTGTAAAGATGTTTATGATAGGTTGGTCAGTGAATATTGGTATTCAGCCTATCATGGCTTCAAGAGCCGAGTTCTATTCGGCGTTGCGCCATCATCTGATTTGTCGAGGGAACTTTGCCTGCGCCGATACACCATTAAGTCCAAGAAGATTTCCGTGGAAACCAAAGATGACTTCAAGGGTAGGACTGGATTTTCGCCCGACTTGGCAGATAGTTATCTTTACTGCCTCGAAATGGCGCGGCGTAATGGACTCGTTTTTATCGGAAACGATAAACCAGTTCCAACTAACCGATTCTGGGCGCGGGATGAGGTATCAATTGATACCACTCAAGACGATGACTACGGATCAGACGATAACGGAGATTGGTAAATACTGGGCCAAGGCGTTACTCTTGGTCATGGTTTTAGTGACGGCCCCATGTATTGCCGTTTGGCTCTTTTTGCCACTCAAACAAGACTACTTCAAAGCTCGTAGTTAGCTGCATGACTCCATGCTTCCCAGTAAAATGGAGGCCGGGTTAACTCGGTATTATTGAAACTACTCCGAGGGAAAGCCCAGATATAGTTTTTATCTCACCCGCCGACCATATAAATCAATCCAACATTCCTTCAAGTTCCAAGGTATTTGCTACTTCTTCTGGAACTACGATACGGATCATCTTCTCTCCGTCAAGATGTCCAATGGTTTCATGCAGTCGGATGTCGCTTTTCTTCACCCAACATTGATTGAACTTCTGACGAAACAGAATCTTCTCCGGCGTGTTGGTTACTTCAGTTCCCTCGCAGATGATGCGGGATTCAAACGTTGTATTCATAAATTAGATAATTGTTCTCTCTTGCCCATGCAGGGTTGTCGTGAATGAAGGTATGACATTTTCTACAGACTGCCATGAATGATTCTTTTTTACAAAGGTTCTTGCCCCTTCCCTTTTTATGGTGAATGTCAGTTGCATACATCCCACAAACTTCACAGGCGTAATCTTTTTCTTCAAGGTATTCTTGCCTAACTTTCCTATAAGACTCATTCCTTTGCTTACCTTTTATTGAGAATGCTCTGAGCTTTCCGCCTCGCTTTTTGAATCCTGTTTTTGCCTGTAGGGGCGTTTTTCTTTGTAGCATAGGGCGATTACTTTTTCGACTTGTTCTTTCTTTAAGATACTCTTGGAGTTTACTTCAATCTGGTTGACCAGTGATCCTGTCACGCCGATCTTATCTCCAAGTTCACGGACAGTCAATTTCAGCAATCTCCTTGTTTCACGAAGCTGGCTGGCGAAAGTCTTTCGTCCAAGAGAACGGATCGTGCGTGATTGCTCGTAGGCACTCATGCAAGATTCATAAGCAGTTTCTAATGGATGTTTCATTTGCATAAAAAATAAACCAAGACTATTGACAAGTCAATACTTTTTTGATACTATGATTGCTTATGGATAACACTAACAACATCAAAGATAAAGCAGAAAAAATATTAGCTGAAACAAGGAGAACTGTCATGGTTACCAATATGTCTTTAGCCACAGCTTTAGGCACTCCTTTCATGGCTACCTACGAAAATGATGACGGCATTCTTGTCATGGCACTCAAGCCTAATAACACCGCAATTATTGCGGCAACTGGCAATAATAGTAATACTGTCATTAAGGCAGATATTATTATTACAACGGATGGTATCGGAGAACGCCGCTCGATCTTTCAATGCGAGACAGAAGAAGATGCCAGTCAAATCTGGGACTTACTCAATGACAAAATGTATGAGTGGTCGAAAGGTGAAGTTGAGAAGGTTGAAATGGACTGGTTATCGTAACCGATAAAAAAGATGCTTGACATCGAACACAACCTATAGTAGTTTTCAGTCGTGCGAGAAATCGTGCCGTCTGCGTGAAGAACAGACGAAAATAGAAGTAATAAATTGAACCAACAAATATATCGCAGCTCCCTTGTCGATTTTCTTCACCCGTCAGTTCGCCGGACTTCTGATCGGCAAGGGGGCGCGGCCCTCATTAAATGAAATATAAAATAGAGCAATACGAGCGTTGTGAAACGACAAGCTCTGGATTGATTGAAGATCATTTGATTGGTATTACAAAACCATCAATAGATAGAATGCTAAGTATGGATAATGCTGGAGACTGCATTGCCCTTTACACTTTTTATTGCTACACTCGCAAGTGGCAAAAGAACACTATCCCAAGAGCAACTTCGGAGTATGCAATGGAAGGATTGAAGTGGGGTCGTGAAAGATTCTCAAAAGCCAAAGCCAATCTATTGCAGCTTGGACTGATTGAGGATGTTCAAAGGATAGGAGAAAATGGCAGAGTATTGGGGTGGTATATCGGCGTTAAGTTTGCTCAAAACGCAACGCTTGGAACTTTCAATGTTGCTGAAATTCCAGACAACCACCCTACGGGTTTCCCACAGGGTGGACAAACCAGAGTGAGGGAAAACCGCATACAAATACCTATTACTAATAATAAAATACCTACTACTAATAAAGAAATACAAAAGGAAAGCTCGGCAATGGCCTCGCATTCCTCAGTTGAATCTACTCAACCAAATCTTTTCCCGACTAACCCAAATGAAGCTCACGCTTCGGGTTCAGCTACCGCCGAACTGAAATCTGCCGATGGCAGAGGAACGACCCCCCCAATGCCGCTCGCCCCCCCACGAACTAAAAAACCGCGAGCTACCCAAATCGAAAAACCCGCTGGAGTCAGCGATCAAGTCTGGATTGATTTCCTTGCTCATCGTAAAGCCAAACGCGCTCCGCTTTCACAGACTGCTTTAACTGCTATCGCTAAAGAAGCGGAGAAGGCTTCCGTAAGTTTGGAGGAAGCATTGATTGTGTGCCTAACCCGTGGGTGGCAGGGCTTCAATGCGGAGTGGATGAAAAAAACAACCGGATTCACCAAACCAGAAAAACTTTGCAATATCTAACCTAACATGAAAAAAGTCCCAATAGCACACAAGAGTGAAGCGGCAGCATTGTCGCTGATAGCAACCGACCGCAATATCCTTTCCCAACAAACGTGGGATAGCGATTACTTCGCCATACCAGCTCACAGAATCGTTTTTAATGCGCTCCAAGGGGTTCACCAGCGGACAGGTTCTTGCTGCCCGTTTTCTGCCATTGCAGAGCTTGAAGCAACTGGACAGCTTGAAGCAGCGGGTGGTGAAGAATCTGTCCACGACACATTATGCACGATGAAGGTAACTTCGGGAAAGGTTTGCCAAGACATGGCCGATGACTACCGGAAACATCTGCACCGCACTAAAGCCTACCGCGATGTTCTTACTCTGATGGAGAAGGAGGAACCAAACCTACGGACAGGCAAAGCAAATCTGAAGGAATTATCGGAAACGATAATGAAGTGCGCCGAGGATCGAACATCAAAAGTGAAACCAGTCAAAGACCTCATCATTGAAATCATCGATGAGATGGAAGGAAAAGCAGTAAAGGATTTCTTTCCTACTGGATTACTGAAAGTAGATCGTGCGCTCAAGGGTGGAATGCACAAAGGCGAGATGATGACAGTGGCTTCAGAGACTGGTGGAGGAAAATCAATCTACCTCGTCCAAGCAGCACTCGCAAATCTTGAAGAAGGCAAGTCAGTTCTCTTCTTCAGCCTTGAAATGAAGGCAAAAGACATCCTAACCCGTATGGCTTGCAACATCGCAGGCTATCCTGTGCGTGAACCGGAAGATTACAAGACAGCAAACAAAGACGAACTCGCCAAAATCAGTGGCGCATTGTTGAAATTACACCAGTTACCACTCGAAATCGTGGATGGAATAGCCGAAATTGACGAGATTGAGGCCCAAATCAACCGATACGTTGGAGAAAAACGGGCAGATGTAATCGTCGTAGATTACCTACAAATCATCTCATCTGATGGTGAAGAGGGTAGGGAAAGCCAGATTTCTGAGATAGCAAGACGCTTAAAGGTAGCTGCACTCAAGAACAATTCTATCATGTTGACTGCTTCCCAGCTTAATGACGATGGAAGACTCCGCGAATCACGGGCAATCGGAATGCACTCTGACCAAGTAGTGTATATCGAACACAAAGGAGACAAGAGCAGGCTGACAATCAAGAAGAACCGCCGTGGTCAGAGGAACTATTCTACGGAAATCATCATGCGCGGTGACATTTCCAAACTAGAAGAGGTATACTGATGACAACTGACCAAGCATTCGCAAAAGCATCTAGGCTGATGGACGCTGCCCTGACGATCTGGGAGTCTTTTGACAAAGAAAGATATTGTATCGCAGATAATTACTGGAGTGAAGGAATGAAGATTTACCATGAATATTTTTCTGAAACAAAAGTATTGACAGAACTACAAGATGTAGATAGCTTGCTGCCGTGACTTACGAAATCAGAACACTCAAAATCGGCGTGTGCATTAAGGGGAGTCCAACGTATTCCAACTCAATGACAGAAATTGAAGTAGTTGATGAGGCGGCTGGAGAGTTCCTAAAAATTTCACAATGTAGCGATGACAATTGTGGCATAATCCAAGTCTCCAATGATGAGTGGCCGACTCTAAAGGCGGCGATTGATAAAATGATTAAGGAGTGCAGAGACAATGAGTGACACACCAGAAACAGATGCAAAAGCCCATTCAATTTTTGGGAACCATTCTTGCGCCACTGTTCTTGCAGACTTTGCAAGGAAGCTGGAACGCGAGCGCGACGAGGCGCGGGAAATGCTGCAAAATTGGGAGGATTCAGCCGTTCATGTTGAAGAAGATTATCCTAATGAAGTGCATTGCGGGTGCGTCCCTGTCCTGCGGGCACTTTTACACAATGCAAGACGGGAGCGCGATGAGTTCAAAGTAGATCGTGAGAATCTGATTCACGAGCGCGACGAGGCGCGGGAGAAATATGATACGCTTGCATTAGAAAATATGCTGGAGGTTAATAAACTGTGCAAAGAGCGTGATGAGACAATGGATCAACTCATTCATCTCCGTTCTTGCGTTTACGATGTCATTCACTCTTTAAAAGCTGGAGCGTTTGATGAACTTGAAAAAGCATGGAAGAAAGGTTTGAAATGATTAACTCCAGAGCTAAAGGAGCAAGAGGTGAGCGTCAGTGGAGAGATCAACTTCGCGCTGAAGGCTACACTGCAAAACGAGGACAGCAATTCGCAGGAGGACAAGACTCGCCAGATGTAGTCTGTGAAGAACTTAAAGGTAAGCTCCACTTTGAGGTGAAGCACGTTCAGAACTTGAATTTAGATAAGGCTTGTGAGCAGGCCGAGCGGGATGCTAAAGGCATTGCGTGGGCTTGCGCTCATAAGAAAAACAACAAAGACTGGAAGGTCACAATCTCTGCCTCCACGTTCTTTAAACTATTAAGGGATGGAATGGATGGATTATGAAAAAACCAACAACTAAAGCAGGTAAAGCCGCGAAGGTGGCTAAAGTCATGCGGGAATACAAAGCTGGAAAGCTCTACGCTGGAGTGAACCCTAAAGGCCCAAAGAAAGCACCTATGGCTAAGAGTCGCAAACAGGCAGTAGCGATTGCTCTAAGCCAAGCAGGAATGTCCAAAAAGAAAAAATGAAAACTGGACTCTACGCTAACATCAACGCTAAACGCAAACGGATCGCCGCTGGTAGCGGTGAGAAGATGAGGAAGGTTGGAAGCAAAGGCGCACCAACTGCGAAAGCATTTAAACAATCAGCAAAAACTGCAAAGAAGAAATAGTTATAACAAGTTTAGGGAGTTTACAAGAAACTTATAATATGGAAAAGATAGCGGGTGTATATGAAATTGAAATTGCTGGCTATAAATACTATGGCAGCAGCATCAATATTTACGCCCGTAAGCAAAACCATATAATAAAACTACGATCTGGAAAACATCGCAATCAACGACTGCAAAGATGTTTTGATAAATATGGAGAAGATGCAATAGCATTCAGGATACTTGTTCTTTGCGATGAAGAATCTGTTCTTGATGAAGAACAAAAATATTTGGACAAGAATATCGGTAACGATAATTGTTTAAACTTTTGCAAAAGCGCATCCGCTCCAATGGCTGGTATTAAATTTTCAGACAACCATAAAAAGAAAATGTCAGAATCTCAGATCAGAAATAAATACATTTTTTATTATGACTGCGGCAAAATTGAATCGTTTGATAGTTTAAAACTTGCTGGTGATAGATTCGGAGTCAGAAGTTCAATTGTTTCTCGATGGTTTAAAAGAAAAGACCTTGGAAGAAATCACGGAATACTGCAATCCAGCAATATCATAAAAGCTGAAAAAATCGGAGATGAAAATATTATCCTTCTGCCTTTGCAATACAAACAAGAACCATGGCAAATAGCTGGAGCAACAAGCAAAACTCAATATTATAGAGAAAAAAGAAATGAAATCAAAACCTGCAACTGGCAAAGCGTCAGTTAAAATAGTAAAAAATACAAAGACTGGAAGAACCCGCAAGGTTTCTTACGGCCAAAAAGGAGCAAATGTTGATCCGGGCAGCAAACGAGGCGATTCTTACTGCGCCCGTTCAGCTAAGATCAAAGGCGATTGGAAGAGCGATCCCAATTCACCCAATAACTTAAGTCGCCGCAAATGGAAGTGCAAGGGTAGTAAGTCAATGAAATGAAGATCAACGGCAAAGATACAGAGGGAAATGTTGACCAAGATGATGCCAGAGTAGGATGGAAGTATCCACTCAACTCCAAACAAATTGTAAGAGCCTGCGAAGACTTCTTCAAAAAGCGTGGAATGAAACGATATACGATTACTGGTCAGGAAAAGAAATGAATTGCCCGAAGTGCAGTAAGGAAACAATAGTCAAAGACAGCAGGAAGAAAGATAAGTCAGTAATACGAAGGAGACTCTGCGAGTGTGGTGAGAGATTCACCACTAAAGAAATAGTTATTACCTTACAAAAAGGTAATTACCAAAGAACCCCAGTAAAACCATTGTCCATGAACAAATCCATAAATGGAAATTGGACAGTATCAATAGATGAAAACACGCCCGATTGGGCAAAGAAAATGCTAATCAACCTATGAGTATCGTAAACGATAAATTTAGATTCCATATCCTCGGCTTGACATTAAACCAAGAATGTGAAATGATAGACTCATGGAATATCGTCTTTGGAGAAAATATTGTAGAAAATATATTTCATTGATTAAAATCTCTAATCAAACTTGTGAAAATGAATTGATGGAAAAACATCATATTTTCCCACAAAGTATATTTGGAAAAAACAAAAGAATAACTACCCTAACTCCGAGGCAACATTTTATTGCACATAAATTACTGCTAAAGATTTTCTATTTTAGAAATGGATTAAACTCTTCAAGATACCACAAGATGCAAAAGGCATTTTGTTGGATGCAAACAAGACATTGCGTTAAATACAATTCAAGGAGATATGAATTTTGCAAAAAGATGAGGAGTGAATCAATGCGTGGTCAAAATAATCCATGCAAAAATTCTGAATCATTTTCACCAGAACATAGGAAAAAAATTAGTGACGCATTATCAAGAAATCATCCGTTTAAAGGAAAAAAACATTCAGAAGAAACAAAAGCAAAAATACGAGAAAAAAGAAAACTTCAAGTATTTTCAAAAGAAGTAATAGAAAAAAGAGTAAAAAATCTTTGCAAAAAAATAATGACTCCAAAAGGAATATTCAAAAGTAGAAATGAAGCTGCAAAACATTATGGCATAGACGCATCTTGTTTTAATTACTATATGAAAACAAAACCAAATGAATTTTACTACATAAAAAATAATGAATAACAAATTTAGATTTCATGCTCTTGGGATTCCGCATACTGTTACAAGTAAAGAGTTTAACGCCTGCGCCTACACCCAAAAAGTGGTGAAGTTCGGGAAGATGATGACCCAGCGCGGCCATGAAGTAATCCACTACGGACACGAAGACTCAGACTTAATCTGCACAGAACACGTCCCTGTCCTAACCAACGATGACTTCAACAAAAGCTACGGATCACATGACTGGAGGAAGACATTCTTCAAGTTTGACACGAATGACCATGCCTACCAAACATTCTACCGGAATGCCATTAAAGCTATCGGTCAGCGAAAGAAGAAGAACGACTTTATTCTCCCATTTTGGGGAAGTGGCGTTCGTCCTATTTGTGACGCGCATCCAGACCTAATCACAGTTGAGCCGGGAATTGGGTATGCAGGAGGACACTGGGCGAGGTGGAAGGTATTTGAATCCTACGCAATCTACCATGCGTTTTGCGGTATGCAGGCAGTAGGACAATGCCAGCAAGATAACTATGCTGTAGTAATCCCAAACTACTTTGATAAGGATGACTTCGACTTCTGTGACCAGAAAGAAGATTACTTCCTCTATCTGGGTAGGGTATATAGCGGAAAAGGTGTAGATATTGCCATTGAAGCTACCTACCGAGCAGGTGTTAAACTGGTCATCGCAGGACAAAAAGAGGAAGGTTACAAGCTCCCAGACCATGTTCACTATGTAGGATACGCCGATGTTCCTACCAGAAAAAGGCTCATGTCGAAGGCTAAAGCATCCTTCCTACCAAGTCAGTATGTAGAACCATTCGGTGGAGTCCAAATTGAAAACCTACTCTCTGGCACTCCGACAATTACCTCTGATTGGGGATCGTTCACCGAGAATAACCTACATGGTTATACAGGATTCCGCTGCCGCACGATGGGTGACTACGTAGATGCGATTAAGAACATCGACCGAATCTGCCCATACGACTGCCACAGATTCGGAAAGAACTTCACCTTAGAGCGGGTAGCACCCATGTATGAGAAATACTTTGCAGATGTCATGGATGTATATACCGGAGATGGGTGGTATTCCAAAGGAAACGACATCGAAGCCATGAACAGATACTATCCATGAACTGGGACGAATACGCAATGAGTATAGCTGAGGTAGTGGCTAAGAAGTCAAAAGACCCGTGGCATAAGGTCGGCGCGGTGATCCTAAGAGAAGACAACTCCATAGCCTCAGTAGGGTATAACGGATTCCCTCAAGGTGTAGAAGAAGACTGGTCATCAAGAGAAGAGAGATCAAAGTATGTAATCCACGCAGAACAGAATGCTCTCAGATATACCCAGCCCGGCGAAGGAAAGACACTGGTATCCACCCTACTCCCATGTAGAGACTGCCTAAAGACCATAGCCGCCTATAAGATAAAGAGAGTCCTCTACAAAGAAATCTACAAATCCGACCCAATAGCCTTAGAGATAGCAGAAAAAATGGGAGTCACAGTAATCCAATTTAAGAAAGAACCACTAACCTCCTACTGGGATCATAGCGGAAAACCATCTGTATTCGTAGTAAGGAAAGCACAGACGGAAATCTATCGCGGAACCTACCCAAACGGGGCAAAGATACTCGGACTATGAACGACCAGATAGCAGCAATGATCTTAGCATGGAGCATAGTAGTAGCCTGCTTCATCATAGAAACAACAACGAGACGATGAAAGATTGTCACAAAGCCTTCCTAAACTACTACCCCTACCTAATAGATAAATACGAAGACTTCAACGTATGGCTATTCTCCCAAGAACTAATCTGCGTAACCTTCCGACAAGGCTGGGCAGCATCCAACAATTATCGTAACCGATAACATGAATACAAAAATCGGCGCACTACCAACCCATCGCTACATCTGGATAGATAGCGAATATACTCACGAAAAACCAATCGGGCCAGTAGAAGCTATGTGGGTAGGACTAACCTCCATACCAAGTAGAGCATGGGGAATAAATGTAATACTAAGAGAAGGCGGCGCACTCTACAGAAACCTGCCACCAAACGCAGTCAGGTTCAAAGAGAATTCACTCGAAAACTGGCGCATAGAAGAAAGCCAACTCTGGGACTGCTACTCATACAACTTTACCATACTCCAAAATCCAATCCTAAGAGGAATGCCAGTAACAACCAAGATAGGCCCAAACATACTAAAGGGAACCTACCTCTTCTCCACCGCCCACCTAAACGACGGCTGGTCAGATAGCCCAGACCAAGACAAAGAATTCATCTTCATAGAACTCACCAACGGAAGACTAACAATCCAACCAACCAACAAAGTAGCCTTCCAAGATAACTCATACACCCTACCCACCCTCCCAAAACTCAAACTCCAAGAGACTATCTACTCATGTGAGTAGCATAAGACATTAGCATAAGACATAGCGTAGCTGCACATGAGCAGCATATAAGACTTGTCAATAGACTATATTGACATACAAAATAGCAGTTTTTATGGGGGGAGGGGTTTCCACGATGGAGCCTTGGACGCTGGGCATGGTGGGGTGAGGGGGTGGTGGCCTCTGTCACTCATAGAATAAGAGATTCCTTCCATCGCTGCATGACGATAGATAGATGCGCAAGAACTAAATGCGATTAAAAAAATATCGTGCACGATACAAAAATAATCGCTCGAAGGCTTGACGAAGTGAAGGTTTGCTGGTAGTCTTTTAACAGTGAAAGGCACTGTGCCTTTTGCAATTTGATCTCTGACAGTCTGATTCTTACTTTTTAGCTTTCGGCAATCTGCAGGCAATCTGTCCATCATGGCAAGGAATAAACCTTGAAGGCACTAAATCTGTGCTTTGCGTATGGTCTGTGGATACACCGAAAGACTAAACATGAAAACAGCAACTAAACAAAAAGCAGTAAAAGCTGTAACCGTTAGCGTGGTTCGCGAACCGATTGCAATCGATCAAATGTTCAAGAGAAACTCTCTTGGCTATTTGGAAAGCAGCAAAGCGGCGGACATCTCAGTTGATGACGCTGTGGGTTATGTTGTAACGAAACTTGACGCTGGTCAATCTGCCATGCGAGACGCGATTCTTTTTGCGGGTTGGCTCTTTAAGAGTAAACCGGAAGCTGAGTCAAAAGCTTTTGGTGAAGCTTTGAAAGCACGCTGGAGCGGATCAACTCCCGTCAATCTGCTATCTATTGCCAAGGCTCTACCTTCGTTTGAAGATAAGGGATTGGCGGTCGATAAGGTGCGCGACCTTTACGGTTTGCGCGAGGTGTCGAAGCTCTTGAAAGATGGAAACGAAAAAGCCCTTTCTCTCTTGAATAAAGGGGAAAGCCCTCGTGCTGTCAAAAAGGCGTGCGATACCTCAGTAAAGGCCGATGAGGAGGAAAAGAGTGATTCTGTTCCTCTTAATTTTGCAAGCGAGGCCGAAAAGCTCGAAACTCTTATTCTGAGCTATACGGACAAATACAGCAAAGTAGGAGAGCATGAAGACCGCCTTAAAATTGCACGGCAAGTGATTGCCAAGCTAAATCTCGGCGGATACCTTCTTATGCACGCCGACGCTGCCGCTGCCGTTCAAACTCTCAAAGCTAAAAAGTAATATGACAATTCAAGAAAAGGTATTGTTGAAGGTGCTTGTGCTTGCCCTTATGGCAGCGTTCATCACTTTCAGACTCCTCTAAAAAATCGGGTGACATCTTCGGGTGTCACCCTTTTTTGTGCCCAAAAATAATTTGAGATTTGCCGGCCTCAGACTGCTTGCTCTTCCCCTTCTTCCACTTCCCCTTCGTTATCGTAAACGATAGCCTCTTCCACTTCGTTCTGTTCCCCCTTTTCCCCTTCCACATATTGCCCGGATATTACTTCCACCTCTTCCGCTTTGCTTGGTGGTCTTACATGGAGACTGATCATTGCGTTCACACTCATTGCCCGTTTATCTGCAATGTTTTGTTCATCCAAGCCCAGCGTCCTTCTCGCGGTTTTGTCGAGTTCTGCCAGCACTTCCAAGCGTTCCCGCTGGTCTTTTATGTTACCCATCTTTTTTCTGGCAACTATCTCGGCTCTTTCCTCGCTGATTTGCTTGAGCATAAAACGCAGGTGATCCTCCGTTTGATCCTTCATTGCATCTACTATCGTCTTATCTATCAATCCAGTAGATTGCGTTCGGATGAGCTGTCTTTGCTGTGACCACTTCCCCTTGATCATTACATTCTTCACATAGAAGCGTGAGAGTCCATTAAACTCTGGCATCTTTACTATGTCCGCGATTTCCGTTCCTTGGATGTATAATGCCCTCACTTTATCCATGTCCCACTTCTTACGGGCATCGACTTGTTTCTTTGCTTTCATGGTCGGGAAAGTAGATTATCGGTTACGATAAATCAATAAAAATATTTTTACAAAATGTAAAATAAATACATAAAACTATTGACAAAACGGGTATGTTGTGATACACTATTCATAGTCGAGGAAGAGTTAGTTTTCCTACGACAATAGATCATTTACCAGTTTAGGTTTTCAGTTTCGGTTTTTCGTGTGCCGTTAGCGTTATCGTTTACGATATCGTTAGCGGTTAATGCGGCTTGGTTATCGTGTCCGATAATCAATCGGTGACAAGCCCGTAAAGCAAAACGCAAACGCAGAGTCATAACACACGAAACAAATGAAGAAACACGCAATACAAGTTCTCACTAAATCTGGTGAGTTAGTAAAAATAATCAAACGCAAACTCCGTGCAGAATGCATTGGAAACTTCAATCCTATCTTTTGCACATACCAAGGAAAACAATACTTGGTTAAGAGTAAAGAAGGTGATCTTTCTGATCCCTTTCGGCGCAATGATTCCTATGTCAATTCACTCTTTATTACTATAGAATTATGATAACAAAAAAACTACTGAAGGATAGGTTACAATTCCTATACAACATTACAGGCGTTCACTATAAGCTATCTTGCCAGTCACATGGTAATGGTAGGGGATATTCGATCATGCGTAATGGCAATCATGTTATGACATATGGTCATGTTCCTGCTGCCGTCCTTGACGCTTGCATTACAGCTTATGCAAGGGGTTACTATCACTGCGCTCAAGACTTCGCTCCTAAAGGATTATGACAACTAAAACTATCGTATCCGATAAAGGTAACAAGTATACTATCCCGATTGTTACTGCCGACGAGATGCATGACATCATGTTCGGTATGGGCGGTCGCGGCTGGTGCTTAACCTGCGGTGAAGAGGTCGATGGCGTTGAGCCTGATGCTCGTCGTTACCATTGCGAATGCTGTGACAAGCGCACAGTATATGGAATGGAAGAACTTCTTATAATGGGGCTTTTAATCATAGAATGATATGCCATTTGAAGTAAACTACACCCTGCAAGTATGTCTTTTAGTTTCATTCAAAAGACACTGGCCATATCGGTCAGATAAGTATTGGCGCAAAACACTCCGCGAGTATGTCGTAGCAATGCGATATCTTCGCTATAGGTAATTAGCCACTCTGTTCTGTTATCGTTTACGATAGCAGGACAGCAGGCTGACTACAACCAATCAGCGAAAACACGAAACAAAATGAACATATCAGAACTAAAGAAAATCTGTGAGGATGCAGAATCCTATAGAAACCAAGTGTTTGTTAATATTGAACTCCCTAATAAGCAAGACATATCCTTCATGGTTAAAGATAGCATTGTCAGAGATGACATAATGCATGAATGCCGTCGAGCAGGATTGCTCGCATGGTTTCACACATTAACAGGTGCAGTAGAGAACATTGACCATACTGGACGCAAAGAGCCATTTTGGGGAACTAAAGTTAAAAACAAATGAAAACACGCACACAGATCATTGATGATGCATACCAAGCACTCTATGACGCATATTCAAAAGCGTTTGGAGACTGGTGGTTAAATGCTTCTATGAAAACTTCAAGCTGGGCATTTGAAATAACAGAATACCAAAGCGAGGAGTTAATTCGCTCAACTGATGGTTATGTAGAACTACGCATTGAGCAAGTTAAGGCAATAGGAAGAAATTCTTGGAAGTATATTGTATTCCAGGTTTTTCCAGAAGATGTTGGCCCTGATTATGAGTTTTATGATGCACGATCAGCATCAAATAAATTCATGGAGTTACAACTTCAGATGAAACTCGCAGAATAGTTAGACACTCCGCTTCTCGTTTACGATAACGGGGAGCGGCAGTCTGACATACAACCATGTCGGAAAACACGAAACCAAATGTATATTATACATGAAACCAATGATATTGTGGTAATCGCCACAAGGAATAGTAGTAACAGAAAGACAGGCAAGTCTGTCCAGATATGGATTATGGATGCGCGTATGCATCCTACCGAGTCACGCAAAGGCCCAGACGCAGACAATCAATGCAATGGGTGCGAGTTTGCTTCCAAGCAGGGATGTTATGTTAATGACAATCCTCTGGGTGCAATCTGGCGAGCATATCAGCGCGGCTCGTATGGTTATCTCCATATGGGAACACGCGAGTGGTATGATTTCTTCTCTGTCCCCTATGTCCGCTTCGGTGCATATGGTAATCCATCCCACATTCCTCTGGAAATGGTCTATGACATTGCCAAACTTGCCAAGCGTATCACAGGATACTTCCATGACTGGCATTCTATGCCTGCGCCACTTGCAAAATCATATGGTAGATACTTCATGGCATCTACCAATGCAGGTAATGTGGAGTATGCTAAGAACCTTGGTCTTCGCACATTCACTGTCAGTAACGAGCCTCTCGTTAACGATATCGAATGTCTCGCAGATGCAAAGGGATTGCATTGTGCAGAGTGTGGTTTATGCGATGGCAATTACCGCCGCAGTAACCTTCCATCCATCTGGATCAATCCTCATGGATACCAAAAGCGTAAAGCGGTAGAAGCTATAGCATGAGTGTAAGACATCTTCTCATACTCATCATGCTCTTCCAAGTAGTAGTAGCTACTCTCATCCTATGCTCGAAGTAACTAAGGTAAAGGCTCGAAAGCTATTCGATGCCATCCCCATCAAACAGATCGGCGTTGTCCGCGCCACCACTCCCAAGAAAAAACCTGTCACCATCATAACAAAGAAAGACAAGCAAGTCATTCGCGTATGTGACGGCAAGTATTGGGCGTAGTCAGACACTCTGGTGTTATCGGAAACGATAATGCCAGCAGTCTGCTTACATAGTGTAAGTAGAGAAACCAAACACAAAACCAAATGAATACATACTTCAAACATGACAACGGCAACTACATCCCGACATTAATTAGTGTAGAGGATGCAATTGCAGCAATCGTTCAGTCAGCAGTTACAAATGCAGTCAACAAATCTAATGACATCATTATCAATGCTGTTATTGCCCGTGTTAACGATGCAGTCAGTAGTTCCAATATCCAAGATAAAGTAGCAGCACATTTAGAGACATCAGATATTACAAATATTGTTGATGAAGCTGTAGGTGATGCAGTTGCGGAATACGATTACGATAGTGTAATCAAGAATGCATTAGGTGATGTAGACATCGACGAGATGGTGAGAGAGAGAGTCACAGACCACTTGGACTCTTCTTCCATTCAAGTAAAAATCAACTAATCAGACACGCTGCTCATCCGCGAGGGTGGGCAGTAGTCTGGTTATCGTTTCCGATAATCAGTAAACACGAAACAACAAACTAATAGAATAACATGACAAGAGAACAATACTTAGAAGAAAGAGTCTATGATGAACATGAATACATAGATGTCGAAGAAGCAACTATCGAGATGCTCAATGAGACATATAGTTTCAAGCAGGTCGGCGGCCCATTCGCATATATGTCAGCAGGCGATGTCCTCAAAGACTATGACTACACTGCCTTCCGCGAGGAGCTTAACAACTATCAAGATTACATGATCCGCGATGGTAATTGGATCGAGTATGATGATAATTGCTGGCTCCCAGAAGCTCAAGAGTTCATCAACAGCATCAAAGATGCAATCAAGAATGTTGATCCATTCGATGTAGATGATCCAGACCATCATCCCGGCTGGTATTACTACGACGATATGGCTTTATGCCAAGGCCCATTCTCTTCCGCAGAAGCCTGCTACAATCACGCTTGCCCATGAAAAAGATATTATTCAACGAAGGCAAACAAGGGTTTGTTCTTCATGGTATAACATCCCCAAAGTTCACAGGCAAATGCTCCGCTTGGTATTGGAGCAATGGTAAAATGCACGGGTGCGAGTGGATTCGCCGCGATGGTCAGTCGCGTTTGATCCCTATGTTCACTCCAATGTATAGATACTTGGAGTCCCTCGGCCCGATTTGGAAGTAACCAGACACTCTCCTCATTATCGTTCACGATAGTGGGGAGCAGTCTGGTAGCATGGTGCTATCAGAAAAACCCAATGAGAACACATAACCTATACAAACAGAAACCTATGTATACAGTAGAAACCCCGCAAGAGTTTGAGCTTTATGCTCTTCTCCGACTCAAGTCAGCACTCAAATTAGAAGTCGCTGGCATGAAGCACAGCAGAGGATCAGTCTACGCTAAAGTCAAGAAAGACTTCGGCTTCAAAGGTAACAAGCAGTCTGTCCTTGATCAACTCATCCAACACATCAGCAACAAATACAACCAATGAGCGCAACAGAGAAAAGCCAACCAACCTGCCTTCCACCAGAGGCATACATCCGCATCATTCGCCACTGCGAAAACAATGTGCCGAAGTTCCGTTCTTCGGTTTATCCCAAACCTCAACCTACTAAACCTAAAAAGTGAACCTAAAAGCATTACTCGATACCCTTGAGTTCTCGCAACCTATGTCCACTTCCACCAAGCGTGGCCCTCGTCTTCTTCGGAAGGCGAGCGTCACCTCGGAGTTCTGGGCTTTATACCGAGAAGATAAAGATGACTACAAACAAGTCATGGGAGACTTAGGTCTTCAGCTTTCCAAGTTCAGAGATGAGTGGGAGATTGCTTGGTGGTCACGGGCCGACTTATCGTTTCCGACAATCCCTTCCTCCTCACCAGAGAAGGTAGAACCAGAGGTTAAGTATGACCTTCCCCCACTCATCTATCCAGAAAAGCTGTTTGAGTATCAACTGACTTCGGTTCAACTTGGACTTCGTTCCATGTCTAAATACAATCGTGCATTGCTTGGGCATGGCACTGGCATGGGTAAGACTGCTATTGCCCTTGCTGTGGCCCGTGAGCGCGGCAGGCGCGTTGCTGTGATCTGCCCTAAACCCATCACCACAGACTGGCATAGAATGGCTAAATACCTCGGCGTGGAAACCTACGAGGTTTGTGGATGGGAATGGGTCAAGACTGGCAAGAGTAAGATCGGACGCTGGACTGATGACAAAAAGAAGGAATTCCAGTTCATGCTTCCACCAGATACCGACCTTGTATTCGATGAGGTTCACCGCGCCAAGGCTCAAGGTGATACTCAGAATGCATTCTTGCTGCGCGATTCTGTGATCCAGAACATCCCCACCATAGCATTATCGGCTACGATAGCAGATGATCCTACTAAGATGTGGGCAATCGGTCAGTTCCTCGGCCTACATAAAGGTGGCCGCGATTACTTCCGCTTCCTTAATAGTTGCGGCTGCGTTCAGACTCAGTTCGGTATGCAGTTCAGAGGTGGCAATAAAGTTCTCAAAGGACTTCATAAGCGCATCTTTCCCGACCGAGGTAATCGACTCAAACCATCTGATGTTGGTAGTGCCTTCCCAGAGACACTCATCCAAGCCAGAGCGTTTGACATGGATACCGCCCGTGACATCGCCAAGGAATACGAAGACCTACTCGTTAGGGTAGAGCAGATTCGTATGCAGGAGAATGTCGCATCCTCGATGGGTGCAGTTCTCGCTGAGATGACCCGCGCCCGTCAGAAGATCGAACTCTTCAAAGCACCAGCAGTCTGTGCTATGGCGAAGGATTTGATCGAGGAGGGTAATAGTATCTTCATCGCGGTTAACTTCACCGAGACGCTCAAGTTCATGGAGAAGGAACTCAAGACTACCTGCTCCATCCACGGCGGTCAGAGTGATATAGTTCGTCGCGGCAACATCGATGCCTTCCAAGGTGATCGATCTCGCGTGATGATTGGTATCATCCAAGCCTGCCGCGAGGGTCTGAACCTACACGATGTAAATGGTAACTACTCCCGTGTTGCTCTCATCATGCCTACCTATTCAGTCTTTGATCTGAAACAGGTTCTTGGTCGGGTGCATCGCGCTGGTGGTAAGTCCAAGTCAATCCAGTATCTCATCTACGCCGCTGGTGTAGACATCGAAGAGTCAGTATGCAGTTCGCTCGACGCTAAACTCAAGCGCATGGATACGCTCATGGATGGCGAGGTAGATGGAACTATCTCAGTAGCACCGAAAGAAGTGAATGCCTAAAAAACAAATAGCCCACAGGGAATGAAATCCTTGTGGGCTTTTTTGTTGTTATCGTTTCCGATATTTACGGAGTGAATAGAAGCGGTTGATCGTCTTTCTCTTTCTCTGGTTCATCGAATCGCTTACGGAACTGAGAGTTCTGGTAATACATAAATGCAAGTTCCAGATACTTGATAGCTTCAAACCCTTCACCCTTGCGGGATTCAGATCGGATGACCATCATCGCTGCTGTATGCAACAGGCTCCCCATTGCGTGGACTCGTTCGTTTAGTGTCTCGTCGCCGGACTTGATGAAAGTAAATGCTTCCATCACCGCTTTCGAGGTTTCGTTTTGTTGTGTTGGTTCTGACATAAATTAATCTCTTGGTTTGAATCCGTAGGGCCAATGAGGGTTCTCCTTCTCCCAACGGTTTAGTTTCTCTTTGCTATCGCTTTCTTTGCGGTCTTCCTTCTCCTGCCAATAGGCTTCTGGATCATCTTCGTAATCTTTCTTGCTCATATCATGCTTCCTTCAAGAATTTCATCCATTCACCTTCGGCTGGATCAAACCATGACTTGTCGGACAGGTCGATCAAGAGTTGGTGTTCTTGCACTTCTTCTGGCATTGAGCGGAGGACTTCTGAGTTGGAGAAGTTGCCGACATTGAGGAGCAAGAAGCGATGACCGGATGGTTTATCTACTTCCTTACCCTGCTCATGCCGCACTCGGTTGCGAACCTCAGTCGAGGATAGCTTCTCAGTCTTTGCTACTTCAAGAAGTTCCTGCTGTTTCTTACTGCTGTTATCTCCGAAGTTAGCGTTGCCAATCTCACGATAGACTGTGAATGGAAGGGCAGGATCACGCTTATCAGCAGGGAAGGCACGGCAAGCACGGGCGTAACCGGAGACAGTTGGATATGACTTCTTGAAGTTGGAGCAGAGTTGGTTGACTACATCCTCATGCCCTGCGTTTTCTAAGGCTACCACTGAATCACCAATGATCCATTGCGCTCCGCTTTCCAGAGTCAGACCGAAGGCAAATGCTGCTACCCAGTCTTTCATTTCCACCTTACCTTTAGGAACGCACTGAGTCATCCCCGACCCGATGTCGAACTTCTGAGTGAATGAACTGAGTTCCAGACCATCCTTCACACTCTCCACAAGGGCGAGAGATTCGTTGACTGGTTCATCTTCGGTTACTTCAACCTCAACTTCCTCTGCTTCAACTGCTGGCATGGCAAGGCGTTCCTCTTCCATTTCCTCGGCCATGTCCAAGTCAGCGGACATCTTCTCATACATCTCCAACATCTCATCTGGCGCATCGTCTCCAAGGTATTCGTTCTTCTGGAGTTTGCTCCATGCCTTCTTGATGTGAGCTTCGGTGATGTTGATCCCCGGCCATTCGGTTTTAACGAACTCCCCCATGTGACGGAGGTAGGTTGATAGAGGGACAATGACTCCCTCTTGAGTTGGGCTGAACAATTCTATTTCTTTCTTTTTCATGTTGTGTTTGTGTTTAGGTTAGGTGTTCTGGGAGGAACAGAATCAATATGGAATGTCGTCGCTCTCTTCTGCTGGAGCGTCGAGGTTGAGGTCTTCTGCTGCTTTCTCTACGCACTTAGCGAAGGGAGTTGTGAATCCTTTCTCCAAGTAGTATTCGTAGAGTTTAGTGAGAGCAGGCTTGCCGATCTCTGCCAGCTTCTTTCCCTTGTGTGATCCAGATGGGACGATGACAGAACCCCAGTCGTCGGGATCAGTTTCATCCTTCACTGGCTCTTCCTTCTTCGGGGCTTCGGTCTTGGTCGAGTAGTGGATACCTTTGCGGTTAGCTTCGATGAAGACCGATGAGACATACGAGCGAAGGGTTTCTTCGTCTGTGATCTTGCCAAGGTATGCCATGCGGACAAGGCTATCAATATACTGGTGAAGCTCCACGATCTCATCCAATGCCTTCTCTGGATTATCGGTTACGATAACCTTGGGTGTTGATGCAACACGGGCAGGCTCTTCGCTTGGTCGGTCAAACTCAACCTTACCAGTAGCTGTGACTTTGATGATGTCACGATCTACCTTACCATTCTTACCATCATAGGACTCATGTTCCAAGGATACACCAGTCAGACCATGCTTGCCACGGACTGACGAGAGCGTGACTACATTGCCCTTGATAGATTGCTCCTGCGTGTTGTTGAAGAACTTGAGGCCGTAGGTCTGCCCGTCGATCTCAATGTCTCCGCCTTGGATGACAAACTCACCCTTCGGGCCAGTAAATGTCTTGGCTTCCCACAATTTAGTGACCTTACCAGTCACTCGTTTGATGATGTCTTTCTGTTCGATTCCGTCTAGTTGGTTACTCATAATAATTTTCTAATTAAAAATACTAATGCTACTATTAAACTGCCATTTATCATTCCTGCTACTAATGCAATAGCAGTATCTTTAATCTGCATTCTGGTTCTATAATTAAACCTCACTCTTGTTATAGGTTGATTTGTAGTAGTGGCAGAAGGGTGCTACGGAGCAATAACGCTCGCATCGCATATCCCCACCGCTTCGTTTCTCTATGCTGTGCTTCGGCCCATAGGTAGGTAGCAGGTTCTCTGCTTCCTCCAAGGTCTCGCACACTTTGGCTGCTCGTTTGTTCCCGTCCTTCTTGATGGCAAAGGTATCTGGTTTAGCCCAGCGTTCCTTTGGATCACAGCACGGGATCGTATCGTCTGGCATTTCAGCCGCCGCTTGGTGGAGCTTGATCCGTTCCGTAGCGTAGGCGATGCACTCTTCGTTATCCCAAAGCGGTATGTCTACAATGTGGACTGCACATTGAGGATACTCTTTGTCAAACTCTGCCTTGCTTGCCTGCCAGTCGCGGAGGATGGCGACGATCTGACCTTTCTTTACTTCATATCCATAGCTTCTCCAGAGCATGGCGTTGAGGTTGATCTGCGCTTCCCATTCAGACTTGCCGCCGAGTAGGAAGGAGAAGACCGATGTCACCTTGAAGTCAGAGATAGTCTTGTTGCCAGTCTCGTAGAGGTCAGTCTGTCCGGTCAGCGTCCAGTCATTGATCTCCAAGTAGAGACGCTTTTCAGTAAGCTCTTCCTCTCCTCCAGCTAACTCAAGAACCTTGTGAACTGACTGACCAAGTAATGCCCACACCCTATCGGATGCGTCTTCTGTGATCTGGTCAGAGTATCGCTTCTTGAGTTGGTTGATTTTCGGTGGCCCGATCAAGGTGGTAACCGAGATGTCTGCCTTCTTTGTTCCTGCCATATACCCATCATGGGAAAGAGCGCGAAACATTGGGGCAGGAAGCCCGAAGTTATTCGTGATTGTCATTGCTCGTAGCACTTGGCAAGGATTTCAGCTACACCCTTGAGGTGGTCGCCTTGCTTGACTACTGCCTGTGCATTGGGAAGATTGCCCAAGAGGAATCGTCCGTCTGCTGCTGCCGATGAAACCAAGCGGAGATAGATTTCACGCTGGAGTTCTGTGTTCTGCACTACTGGTTTTTCTGTCGTTTCTTTTTTTACTGTTGGTGTATCTTTCATTAGTTTTATGTGGACAGGGGTTGTGCCGTCCAACAATGTAGATACTACCAATCCTCCGATAATCGTCAATAGATTTTTATAATATTTCTAAAAATATTTTTATCGGAAACGATAAAAGAAAACGCACCCCGAATTTCTCCGAGGTGCGTCCCCTAATGAATAACATGAAACAGCAACAAGCTGCGGACTCAGACTACATCAGCCTCACTCAATGTCAAGAGGGATTTCCAACCTATCCTGTAGGTCTTCCTTCACCTCTCTACGGATGATACGAATCTCTGTGCTGAGTAGGTCTTGAGCTTCATCAAGTGGTAGCTCATCAAGATCACCTTGTATGTCAATGATAGCATCACGCATCATTGGCCCAGCCTCTCTGATAAACTGCAACTCCTGCTCCTTGGTCATTCTCTTTCCATTGTCCCATGACAGGCTTGAATCCCAAGCTGGAGGTGTAAGGTTGTTCCTATACAAAACATCCCATGCTGGGTCTGGTTGCTCAGTAGAAACGATACGCCCAACAACACTTGCCAAGCGTCTTCCGAATCCAGACTCTTGCACAGCAGATGGGAACTTGGCATCATCACCAAAGTAGTTTACATCCTTGTTCAAGAAGTTCACTGATCCGGGCATATCCTTGAAGAAGTTTGAAAGGTAATCTCCACCCACTGCTTTGTCTTCTGTGTAGAGTTTGTTGATGTCGCGGAATGCACCCGGAACCAACATACGGGATATGATTCCTCCTACAAATTGCGTTCCTTTTTGAACTGGGTCTTGAGATTCCTTGAACTCCAACAAGTCAGCAAGACCAGTAAGGAATGATTGGTTGAGGACAGCAACGAATCCAACAGAGAATGGTGCAGTCAGAACGCTTGCTGCAAGTTTTCCCATGTCTTCGGCTTGAAGTTTTTCGCCCTTCTTCTTCATTGACTTCACTTCTTCCTGCAACATCGCAGACATAGCCAATGGTATAACAAGTGGAGTGTATAGGTATGAGTAGTATGTATCACCAACTCTTACTGAATACTTCTGACCTCCCCGTTGCTGCCAGATTTTCTTTTGTCGCGGGTCTTTTGGCCCTTCAGCATAGAACTGAACATATGGACGTTTCTCTTGATCCTCTTCATCTCCACTTGTGAGTGCTTGGATAATGAAAGGAACAACCAAAGCAGCAAAACCAATCACGCCCTTAATTGCTATCTCATGTTCTTTATCTGCTCGACCTTGGGTAAAGGGATCTTTCAATCCATTTTTTTTGGATTGATACACGCGCCACATTGCAACTGGGAATGTGTAATTTAGAAACTCATTCGTTACGTTAGCCACAACATTTGTGAATGGGATTACAAATTTAGTTGCTGGATACTTGGCAAGAAGTGCATTAACAAAGTTTGCCATCATGCCGAATAAGCCTTGCGGGTCTTGGTTGAATGCAGTTTCGAGTGATGCCTGCTCCGCAATAGCTCGTCTCTCCTCATCCTTCAATCTCTGCTCACGATAGATTTCATTTGCGCGGATTATAACCTCCTGCTCCTTCTGTTTGCCTGTAGCCTGCGATGATGCCAACTCCAACTCAGCTTGACGCTTTGCCATGTCAAACCCTTCCCTTGTAAAATCCGCTGCCCCAAGTTGTGCAGCTTTCGCTTCGTATGCAACTTCCCTCAAGAACATATCAGTTGCCCTCATCAGTCGCATCAACTGCCTTGGGTTAACATTCTTTAATGCTGTGTTCATCCAATCGGGTAGGAAGTTAATCTTCCCGTCACCGAAGTTGGTAAGGTAGTAAACAATCTTGGGAGTGTTCTCTGGGGTAGCACCCTCAAGCACATTCGTCTTAGGATACTTAGCCCTCTTCTCATCCTGCATACCAGATGGGTTTAATCCGTTACGCATGACATACAGGAATGAATTCACTGCTGCTGATTGCTTTCCAGAAATAGCAGAATACATCGCCTTCATCATTGGGAAGAATGATTTAGGGTTGTATAATGACCATGTAGCTACGTTGGCAATCAAGTTACTTGAACCAGATAAAGCGTTAATCACAGAAGTTGATGCCTGTGAGATCAGTGCAAAATACCAATAGCTTGAGAGAACATCGCCAGTAGTGAACTTAGACCGACCTAACAACGCTTTGCCCATCTTATCCTCTTCGATGCTACGGATCACTCCTGCTGGAAGTTTAGAAATCCTATCACCCCACTCACGAAGAGTATTTGCAAACTCAGCATCGTATGGCATGAAGCCTTTAGGGAAGTCATGGGTTTGTCTGAATGCTTCGTAGACCATCTCTGAATCCAATACGCCCATGTTTGCCATCTCAATTAGTTTTTGGAGGATGGTGCGCTGATTAGCGGTTGATTTGACTTTATTGTTTAACAATATCTCTTGAGCTTTCTTGATAGCCTTGTCTACATTCTCGCTCCTCTGCGCCAGCATTGCCTTCTCCATTTGAGCGGAGATGAGAGTAGCCAACTCAGTAGCATTTTGCTCATCCATTCCAACCTCAGTGATGATCCTGCTGATCAAGTTTTGTTTGAAGTTACCCTCATCGCTCGTTGATAGCTTGCTGATATCCTTGAGGTTCTTGATTGCTCTGAACTGCGCTTCAGCTTCCTCTTGAATTTTCTGTGAGAGAAGTGGTTTAGGTATAACCTTGCCAGTCTTTTCATCGATTCGGAATCCAAGTTTATCTTGCAGGATTCTGCTTGTCTCATCGTTTAGATACTTGTCTGTGTCTTGGATGAACTTCTCGATCAATTCATTCGATGCGCCAGTTCCTTTAAGTTCAGTGCGGATGTGCTGCTTGACTGCTTCTTGGGTTACATTTCTCTGTGATCCGAGGTAGGTGAATAGATCATTGAACTTGTAGTTCAAGAAGTCTGCCGAGTCTTTGATTGCCTGTGTCCTTAACTTGTCTGCCCATTCGTTTGAACGGAGTGCCTTGAAAAGTTCAGCGAAGTCGGCGTTGAAGGCATCTCTACTCTGATACTTCTCTGCCATTCGGTTTGCCAGATCATTCAAGAAGGACTTGTAAGCATTATCGTTTCCGATAACTGCCTTCACCATCTCCAAGTATTTGCCACTGCGCTTGCCTGCCTTCTGCTTTTCAATCCCGGCCTGCTGGATACCCATCTGCTTCGCGGCAGCAGCGAAGGACTGATACATGAACTTGGTCACATTATCGATTGAAAATTCCTTCTTGTTCATTCCAATCGAAAGGATGTTCTGAACAGTCTGGTCTACAACCATGTTGGCATACTTGTCTTCTTTGGTATCGAAGAGTCCCGCTGCAAAGTCTAAAAGAATCTGGCGGGTTGAGTCGGTTTGCTTTTTAGAAACTTCTGCGCGGATTGATTGACGAACCTTCTCTGGATTCCTATGTGCCATCTTGATCAAGGATGCTGCTTTTCTAAATACTTCTTTAGTATTGAAGACTTTATCCATTGACTTGCGCCGATCACCTCGGATGGCATTAGCTATTTCATTGAATGATGATCTTGTAACTGCTGATAGATTGCCCATCGAGGCAATGATGTTCCTCTTATAGGTATCGATAGCCATGCCTGCGCCGACAAGTTTGCGGAGAGCAGCGGCGGCTTGAACCATTCGTCCACTCTCCCGCAGAGTCAGAGCTATGTTACGAGCCAATCCCGCTTCTACATCGATAGATTCCAAAGCAAAAGATTCACGGGCAGTTGCCTTCATGTTGGAATCCATCACTTCTTTTCTGTAAACAGAAGAGAGTTCATACATCATCTCCATCAATACCAATCTCTCGTATGGAGAAATGTTGTATGCTCTCTGCGCGGTAGCCTCATCCATTCCTGCTAAGTTCTGTGCAACACTAAAGAAGTCAGCGTCTGGATTGTTTCTGAAAATCTTATCCAAGGCATTGTTTGCTGCCGTGAAAGAGTTTGATGTGAATAGATTCGCGGCGATTGAGAACGGAGAAAGTAATGCCTTATTCCACTTCTTATCTTTCTGTGCAGCGCGGGACTGATACTCGGTGTATGCCTTGTTATCCTTTGGCTTGAGCATTTCTGCTTGAGCTTCCAAGTCAGAGATCATTCTTGTTGTGATCTTCTGCATGATGCTCTGCCCTCTCTTGGACATTGGTTCACCTTCTGGAGTTACGCCTGCCCTTGCAATCAAGGGAGATTCTGGACTAAAGCGTTCTGAAATAGGAATGACTTTTCCCTTGTTATTAAAGGTGGCGAGGTCTGCTGACTTGGCTTGATTTGGATTGAACACTACTGCAACGCTATCCACTCCGTCCCACTGGTATACTCCATCGTATCCAGCATCTTGCATTGCTTTGACGAACTTCGCTCCATCATTGATCCCGCCAGTAGACATTACTGAACCCCAATCTCCTTCATCTGATCTGAATTGTTCAGCGTATTGAGGGAATGCTTTAGATAAAACTCTAACCACATCAGATGAGTTTGCGGGATTATCCATCTTGATGTAGGCGGTGAATATCTTCCCTCCTCTCTCAAGATAACTCATCGCGTGTTCTATTGTTTCAGCAAAGAATGATCCAACATCACCACCCGCTGATTCAAAATCTTTAGATGCCGCTTTAAACATTGGCATCTTCACATCTCCTTTCCACAAGTGTCCGACCTCTCTTAATCTTTGAACGATTAAAGATTCAATTTTGTCAGCACTTTCTGGATTATTATTTGCCCAAGTTTCTTGATTTGTCTTTGGTGTGATCGTGTCGTTGCCCGTATCTCCTTTGATTGCTTGAGCGTATTCAACATCCATCTGTGGAGTTACACCAGCACGGGCGATGATCGGGAATTCAGTAGGAAGCCTTTTTTGAGTTGGTTCACCCATAGGAAACAAACGTATTGATTTGTTTCTATTTTGGGTAGCAAGCCTCCTATATTTATCTGTTTCACGAATTAATCCTGCCGCTTCTTGTGCATTGTTAGCCTGCACTTCTATTCGTTCTACCCTACGATCTTCTCCGTATTTATTGAATACTTCAAAATCTTGAAAGAATGGCGCACCAGCTTCAATCGCTGGAGTTATCGTTTCCGATACTGCGGTTGCTGGGGCTTCTGGTGCAGCTTCCTCTGCTACCTTCACTTCACCTTTAGGTTGAGCAGCAGAGTAATCTTTAAACTCGTAGTTAGCTTCACCCTTCACGATACCATACTCATCAAGGATGTTGTTGATAGCATCTTCCATCTTCTTTACTTCTTTGGTCGAGGTTCCTTTGTTGAGGTAGCGAGCGATGGAGTTGCGGAGGAATTGAAGAGCGTTTAGGATTGAATTCTTGAGCGATGCAATAGCACCTTTATCAGAAAAAGATTCTTTCTCTGCTTGTCTGATAGCATTCAAGTCCTCAGTGATCTGCCCCGTTCTTACACGCTGGATGACCATCCGCATGAACTCTTGAGAGAAGGTGAGGTCATCAAGGTTCTTGTTCTTCTCGTTTAAGTATACTTCAGATACGCCCGGAAGTGCATTAGGATTCGTGCGCTTTACTTCTTGGGCTATGTCAGAGATTCGCCTTACGATGTATTCCTGCTCTGTGAGTTTAGGTTTCTTGAGAGCTTTGTATTCGTCTTGGATACCTTGGAACATGGAGAGATGGATCATCTCCTCCTCCAGTTTCTTTGCTGCCGCCCGTGACTCTTGATCCAATGCAGCGTCTCTACTTGCCGCCCGTTGTTCACCTTGGGTCGCTAATTGCTGAAGAACATTTACATCTGGAACTACCAGATACTTTTTACCATTGAGGAATGTTGCGCGGTATGTGCCTGTATCGGCGGCTACTTGTTTACCACCTGTCAGCTTGGCATATTCTTCGCTTGAGATGACCTCTGTGTTCGTTCCGGCCAAGAACCCTGCATTGGCAGCAATCCCTGTTCTGATCGCATTCTTGAGCTTTTGAGCGCGTTTCCCTGTAGCCTTGATGCCGCCAATAACTTTGTCTGTAGCTTTAACGAATGCTTGAAGGACTGGTCGATCTGGAAAGAAGGTTCCGAATTCTGACCTTCTGCCCGATGGCGGCAGTCCCATCTCACGGGTTGGAGTTGTTCCCTGTGGTTCTACTCCCTGCTCAATAGCGGTAAGTTCAGCGAGTTTGTTCTGCTCAACTGCGATAGCTTCATTCACCCTATTTATGCCTACTTGATCGTTCTCATCCAAAGCGTCGAACTCTTTGTTCAGTTCATCGATCTTTGCGAGTGCTGCTTCCTTGGTAGCGGTGGGTGTTGCAGGTGCTGCGGCAGGAGTTATCGTTTCCGATAATTCTTCTTTGGGAATTGTATTGAACTCTGAGACTAAATTTGCCAAGGCAGTTTTCTTTCCGCTCAATGCCAGTTCAGCCCTCTGTCTATCTGGTGAAGTCTGCTCTATAGACTGAAGAGTAAGCTCGTCCTCTTCGATTTCTGTTTTAAGATTATCGATTTGAGTTTGGGACTGCATTCTCCTCATTGCCATTTCAGTGGCTGGAGATGTTGGTTCCTTCTCAAGTTCGTCTGCCACTTGATCTGATGTTGAATCTATTTCCCTTTCTTCAGCAACCTGTGGCGTTTCCCCTCTTGGTCTATCGAAGAACAATGATGTTGGGCCACCAAGCGCACCGCCAGCAAGTCCCTCTAATGCAGCAGCAGATGCAACGCCTCGCATAGTTGGAACATCAGCACCTTCACGTTGCAGTGCCAAGTTTTGTGCTGCTTCCGCTTGTCCTGCTTGCACTGCCTCGGGAGCCATTTCACCAGCAGTTCCAGTAATAAAACGTCTCACTGCTGATTTTGTTGGGATTCCACCCTGTTTTAGTATGACATTGCCAGCAATTTTTTCTACACCAGTCAATGCCGCAGCAGCACCAAGTCCAGTGCCAAGAAGTATGCTGTCTAAATTTTTACCTTCATATGATTGGGCTTCACTTGCTCCTTTTTTAGCAATCTCTGGAGACATACCTTTTTCCAAGAGGTAGCTTTCGGTTGCATCGTAAATTTGACCTTTGATAGTTCCCGCACCTTGAGCAGCACCAACCGCCGCTTGTGATGCCATCAAGCCTTTAGCTCCCAAAGCAACGCCCCTTATCCCTAATGATGCAGCATTAGCGGTGATACCGCCGAGTAAGTTCACAGCAATGCTTCCAGCCGCGCCTGCTGTTGTTAGAACTGGTGCAGTAGCAAATGCTTCTACACCTGCAACAAGTTGATCATAGATTCCTTTATCTTGAGCCTCTGTAAGAATGCGTGATACTTCGTTCTTGTCTTCCTTTGCTTGGGCAGAAAGAAGATTGCCAACATCTTCTTCCACTCCACGAAGTGCAGTTGAAGCTGGATTATCTGCACCAAATACATCAGTCAAAGAACGGAATGCACCTACTCCACCTTGGAGGAAAGCTACACCAACATCACCAGCAGCACGAGCGATACCTCGTTCCTCAATTGGTTCTGGTTCTGGAATTGGTTGACCAGATGTAATGGATGCAACTTCTTCAAGAGAATAGCCTCTTTGTTTTGCTATACCTATTTCTTTATCTTCAGATGCAAGTGTATTCCAAATCTCATCATCAGAATATCCGCGATCCCTTGCAAGTTTGAGTTCATCAAAGGTAAAGGCCATGTGAAATACCTATCAAGTTGATTACAGGGATGCAAGTTGTTTATTGATTTTATCAAGCTCTGCATTAACCTTGGCTTCTGTTTCTTTTGTGATTCCAGCTTTTAATGTCTTCTTACCAGAAGCCCTTTGAACTGTATAAATTAGATTTTCAAGTCTTCTTTTTTCAGACTCAAGGTTTGATTTTTGTGAAGATATTCTTGATTGCTCAACTGCCTTAGCTTGCTGTGGAGTTACTGTTCTCCCAGTTTTTTTTGCGCCAGACAATTCTTGTTGCACTTGTTGTTCAAGAGTTAATTCTTGTGCCGCTGGTGTTTGTGCTGCTGGAGTTACACCAGTTACAGTTGGTGAAGTATCTCTTACAGGAAATCTTTCTACTGGTGCTTCTGTTGCGGCAGGTTCTTCTTTTGGTAGTGGTTTATCTGTGATGATAAATGTAGAATCTAATGTTTTCGCACTTGATGGAAGATTCTGAATTGTGGATGCAGCAATAAAGTCATCTTTAGAAATTGTAATATATGAATCTTTTTTACCATCAATTCCAATGTAATAAGATTCTACTCTCTCTGTTTCTTTTCCGCGTTTTTTTACTAATTCAGATTTTTCTCCAATATCAAGATTGCCTAATTCATTTTCCTTAAAGAATTTTGATAATGTTTTATTACTTGATATTCTACTCAATGCTTTCGGCACATCAGTAAGAACCAAATCGCCCGACTTAGCTATTACATTTTCATTGGTGGTCTTCTTATTGAACTTAGTAACGTATGAAGTTCCCTTATCGTTTTCTGTTACTGAAAGTGATTCTGGAACTTCAACAATATTTTCCACTGGAGCAGCAATGCCAATAACATTGCGTAGTGATTTAATATTTGAAAAATCAAATTGAGAAACATTTGTTCCAATCGGAGTTGTTGTAGAACTTAGATTATTCTGATATGTTATTTGTTTATCTGGAGATGCACCTAAATACTCTTGTTGATTTTTATCAAATTCTTTTGAAACTTCTGGAGTTGGCTGAACTGCATTGGGCATTTGATTAGACCAAGGCATTTCTTGATTTTGATTAGGCTCATTAAGACTGGCCGAAAACCCACCAGTAAATGCGGGCATTGCATTATCTACTGGCATTCCATCAACTGTTTCAACGTAATCTTCTCGCGTTGGCAATGGTTCATTATCGGCGGGATTTACGCCGAAGAATGCTTGTGGCCCACGGGGCAATCCACCATTACCCCCACCACCAGTTGATCCCGAATACCTGTTATTATATGCTTCAATCTGACTCTTCCGTAGATAATCATCAGCGAATTGCTTAGACATTGCTGCCATCTGCTGATTCATGTTTTGGATAAATGGATTGTTTGATGCTCCAAATTGGAGTTGAGCATTCATCAAATCAGTATACCCCTCACTCAAATTTCCTTGTCCGATTTTATCAAACGCACTTTTATATGTGGCTTGCAATACTGGTAGCACAGCTTGAGCTTGGTTTTGCGCTTCTTTCTGTGCCAATGCCGCACCTACATTCTGACCAAGTTTAGCCAAAGATTCTCCAACCCATGCGGTAGAATCCGATGCGCGATTGGTTCCTGTCATTATGAGTTCTGCGATAGACATAGTATTTTATCTTCCGTAAACAGTTTGTTGCGCTGTTGGTCTTGGATACTTTGGGTCGCCTCCAGCCAAATCACCAGTAGCTACGTTTCCTCCTTGATAAAGGCGGCTTGGTGCAACTTGACCATATTGATCTGCTCTTGTTGTAAATGTGTATGGTGTATTGTAAAGCGGTGTTGCTCCTAATCCAGTTCCCGCACCACCAAATCCTCCCATGCCTCCACCCATACCGCCAGCACCAAATGAAAGTCCTTGTTGTGCAGCATTAATATTACTCATACCCATCAACGCGCCAGAGGTAGCCTTACCAATGTCAGAGACACCTTGGCCTACTGCTTGCTGTGCAGCGTAACTTGCAGCGATGTTTTCTTTATTTGCTCCGTAGATGTTCTGGTAAACGCCAGCAGTCATTCTTGCTTTTTGCAATCCTACTTCTGCTGCTGCTGTTTGGAATCCGAGTTGAACCCTGCCTACATCCAATGGGTCTGCTGTAAATGCTCTCGCCAACTGCTGCCAATTCATTGCTGTGTTTTGAATTTGAGAAGTAGCAGCCAATCCTTGTCGTTGAAGATCAAGCGAAGTTAATCCAAATTGTCTTGGCACTAATGCTTGTGCTGCTTGGAATCCCCCTGCTCGACCTGCTGTTGCTGGGTTGAATCCTGCGCCACCAAACTCAGCGATATTCCGCATAGTTTGTTCTCTGACATCTTGTGGGATTTCTCCCCTCAAGTATTGGTCAGTAACATCCATTGCTTTGTTGATTTGACCAACTGATCTTGCTCTTAGTGCCGCCGCTCCGGGCTGGAACGCTTCAGCCTGCTGTCTATTGTATTCTGAAATCTGTGCAGCATCGCCGATCATTGCTCCAAGGTTATACTCTGGAGCTTTAACCGCATTGATTTGTTGTTGGACTTGGCGTTGTCCTTTCTTATATGCTGCCGCTGCTTTGCCTTGAGCTTTCTTTGCCCTATTTGCTGCCGACATTGAAATAGCCGCTGATCCTGCCGCCGCACCTACAGCTACCACACCAGCCGCAATAGCAAATCCGCTGGAGTGAAACATCTGAGAATGTTTATCGTTGCCTAATGGGTCTGGTAAAAGAAATCTCATTTGATTAAGTCGGTTCGGTTGTGCCGCCACTTCTGCACCCTTGGGTCTTCCTTGGCGATGTGGGGATTAAAGTCTCTTGAAGTGATGCTGTCAATAATTTCGTCTGGATCAGTTAAGTCTGTGACATGGCAGGTAGTCCAGATTGTGTCTTTGTGAGTAGCCAGCAAACGCCTTGTTCCTGCTTCTGTGATGCCGCTGTAGCCTGTTTTGTAGCGGTGGGCAGGGATACCATGATACCAAACAGTCACATCACCTTTCATTACAAAGAATGGATGCGTAGTGAGGTGAAGTAAACTTGTAAGAATCGTATCCTTCGGCATATAGATTTCCCGAATATACATACCCGGAGTAAACCTATGCACCAGCGGACATTCCCGTGGAGGTAGTTTCAGAATCTCCAAGTCCATCAAGTTAAGCTCGTAGTTTGGATCACCATATCCAATTACGCTCTTTGCTTCAATCTTGTCTGGAATTGTCAGCGTCATCGATAGAGGAAATAATCGTTGGGTGTTGGTGACAATATATCAGCACCGATTAGGTTGTCTGCCCGACTATAGTTTGCTATCCGTAATGGAGCGCAAGTGGGGATTTCTAAGCCTTCCATTTCCTTTTCTTGCTCTTGAACAGCAAGAGATAGATTTTGCAAAAACTCTTGCGCCTTACGATTCTCACGCGAGTTCAATGCAAGAACCGCATAGATCATTGCATCTGGGATGAACTCAACCAATTCTTTTGGATCGGTTAGGTCAAAGTATTTCTTCGATGCGTAAAGCGTAATACACTCGCAAGTCTTCGGTGCTTTGAACCTACGGAAAGTTGGATGAGCATCGTTAGGTTGATAGATTGCTATCAGCGTCTTTGCTTCCAATGCAGTATCGTAGGCATACACCCGAATCCTGCCTTTAGTAATTGGCTTGGTTACTGCCCGAATTCCTTTCACAAGGAGATCAGATTTTGCCAGCGTTGGAGGATTGGCAGTAGTCACCTTTACCTTGTGGTAGGTGTCATACTGGTCTTGTGCTTCAAACATCAACTCTACGCCGATGTCTTCAGCTTCCTCGGCCATTACTCCGATTTGGTATGGATGAGTAGTATAATCTCGGAAGAGGACATGGAGTCCTCCTACTTCTACAATTCCTCTATGGCATGAGTTCCCTGCTTGAAGAGCAAAAGCGTTCGTCGCATTGAACCATTCATCAGCGAGGCTCGCAGAGTTGTCCCCGATCCAAGCAAGTTTGATTTGCTCGTAACGGGCTGGCAGAGTGAAGCAATCGTTCACGCAGCAAATTTGGACATACTCTTCTATGCTTGTCCAGCCACGTTTATTCCAAAGTAGTCGCCTTGCTTGGTTTACGGCTTTGACTCCGCGCTCGTATGAACAAGTGCCTGAGTCTCCTGCAAACCCCTTCACAAGCTCTACCATCTCTTCGAGGGTATCAGCCATAGGGATTATCGTTTCCGATAATTATTTTCCGCCAACGGGCTTGCCAGATTTTGGCATAGGTGCGCTGGAGTATGGATTCTTCCCAGTGTTAGGTGGGTTCATGTTGCCCATACCTTCACGGATCATGCCGCGAGTTGGTGAGCCTCCGCTAACGAGTTTAGGATCAGTTCCTTTTAGTGGTGTCATATGTTTAGTTTTTCTTATGGCTTGTTTATTACGAAGCGTGAACCGCCATCCAATCCACGTTTGTTATTTGAGAAAGATTGTTTTCTATACGAATAGAAAATCCAGTAGTTGTTTTGCTGCCATCAACCAAAGCAAATAATGGTGTAGCAGAAGTTCCAATTGTTGCATTGCAGTTAGGTGTTATAGAGATTCCGTAGGTTGCAGAAGGCAATGCAGCAAACGATACAGTCTGGATAGAGTCGCCAACAGGGATGCTGCCGATGTTTCCATAACGAGCTTTAACCGCTGGCTCTAAAGCATCGACTCGCGTATCAAGTGCGCTAATCTGACTCTGCTGGTCAGCAAGGTCTTCGTTGATTTGAGCAACTTGCGCTGGAGTTACATCGCCCAACCCCGGAACATTGATTGTTCCGTTAGTCAGAACTTCATCAATGAATACTTGAAATACGTTCTGCCAGTTACCAGTTGGACAGAAGTCATCTGGGACATTTGGAAATGTAAGTGCTGGAGACGAAGACTGATTGTCCATAAATTAGTTCACGATATTGTAGTTCCAGTATTTCTCTTGGCAACACAAAAATGGTTCGCACTCTTGATTTTCTTCTGGGCAGTCACCAACAGGAGAGTCATCGTTGTTCTTGATGTTCGCCATCAACCTTACTCGGTCAACTGTAGCTGCTCCAGTTAGGTTTACTTTGATCTGGAATTCTGATCCTTCTACCGATGGGATGCCTGCCAAGTCATTGCACTCACTTGGGTCTGGTGTGTTAAACTTGTAGCGTTTGTAGCGATTGCCACCCCGCTGCGGAAAGCATTCAGTTACTTTAGGTGAACATGGATCACACCCATAAGTCGTAGGCACTTTAAGTTCTGACCAGCAAGGGTTGGAGTCTGCGCGGAATTCGGCTGAACTATTCACTTCCCCTTTAATCTCGCTCATCCACATTTCTCCACCAGTAATCTTTTTGCGGAGAAACTTGTTGGTAGCCCCGCTTCGGTTGAAGTCATACCTACCAGTTGTGAAGAAGGATTCAATCTGCCTACTTCCATTCGGGCCATAATCGTCACCTTGGGATATAGTGAACTCGTAAAGTCGGTTCTTGTTGTCTGCATCAAACGAGAATCCGAATCCACGCTTCTCACTATTTATCAATGCAGTCAAAAGTTGAGTTGGTCTGATGCCTGTCCAGATACCATTCCAGCGAAATTGAAGTTGTGCGTCTGGTGCAGGCGAAGAAGATTGGTCGAGGTCGAGAACTACCATCCCACGATGATACCTATTCAACCCTTCTACACCTTCTGCTCGGTAGGTCTGTGGCGCAACTGTGCTGATAAGATAGTTGTTGAAGAACATCGTAGAAGCGAATTGCTTCAGCCAAGGAGTATCATTCTCCACCCACTTGTTTACTTCCCTCGATAGTTTGCGAAGTGAGAAGTATCTTGCAAATTCAGATTGGCTATTGGAGTAGAATGCCCAGCCATCGTGTGATCTAAACCAAAGTTCTGAGTTAGCGAGTCCAACATACGGGCTTGTGCATCCTCGCCCAAGGAGTGAGATGCGTTGGATGTTCGATAAGTTCCATTGATCTCTTGGTATAGAGACATCCATCGAGAACGCTCCATTACCAGTAAGGACTACAAGTTCACCTTGCCCGCGAAGGTTGGTTCCGATCTGAGGCATGACCTTCATCCCTGTTATATTCCCCATCATGGCTGGAGTCGAGAACGCTCCACCTTCTGCCCAGTATCCTATCTCTGTGAAGTTCTCTGTATTCTTGGTATCGGTGAATCCACCGCCATAGATGATGTCGGATGCGTAGATTTGATTGAATCTATCAGCTACGAATACTCGACCGAAAGCATACTCCATGATCGTTCCAATCGGCATTTTTGCCAAGTATGGGTTCAGTCGGTAGGCTGGTATCTTGATTGTTCCGGTTCCGATTCCTTTTTGAGTATCTGTAATGATTGCTGTAAACTTAACTCCAATCGTATTGGATGGCGCACCTATTAAAGTAAAGTTTGTAGTTCCAACTGAAACAATCTCACAGTAGTCTCCATCTTGAATCTCGCTTGCTATCAAAGTTCCTAATACTCCATCCCATGCTATTGCATTTTGGTATCCATTTTGGATATACGCCCGATCTTCAGCTTGCACAAACCATGTGTGCATCATACCCGGATCGTTCCCTTCAATCAATTTGTAGGCAAATGCTCGGTTGTTTACGATCTTCAGAAAGTAGATAATGCCAGATACCGATAGTAAGATACCATCGCTCGTTCTCAAGTTAGTTGCACGATATGGATACGCACCTTGAAAGTTACCACCAAGAATATCGTTAACGATAGTCTGGCTTTCTCCATCTCCAGCCATAATCGGGATGTTCCGAATACTTGGTCTTGTCCTGTTAATGCCGCCTCGGAATGTCCTATTAACCGATTCTGATACTACAGATTCTGGTAAATACGATGGATGAGTATCTGCGTCTTGCGCGATGATACTTGTGAATCCATCAAAGACTGATCCTTCGGCTGGCATTATGCGTTGACACTCTTGATTACAATGAATCGCAGACTAAGAGCTTCAGATAATGATCCTGCGGTAATGTTACGGATTGTAACATTGGCATTGCCTGTCGCTGGGGCTACTGCAAAGTTGTATGAACCAAGTGTTCCGCCGGAGATGTGACTTACCAACACGATGTCTGTAGCGTCAATAACCGAATTGCTCAAGTTGAATGTAACAGAAGTATTTGCTGCCAATGCCGCGCTATCGGTAACGATAATTCCAGTAGGACGATTGAGTGTAACAGAATTTGTTTTTGCGCCTGCACCTTGAGTAACCGATCCACCAGCACCAGTATCATATCCAATCTTGGATGAGTTGCCATTAGCAAGGATCGTGTTGTTTGATGCTATCGTGCTGTTCACAATAAGCGCACCAGTCATCGTATCTCCAGCCTTATTGAGCTTGAGAGCATCAGCGGTATCAACATACTGCTTGGTTGTAGCTTGAAGATTTGTAGTTGGATTCGCGGCCAAAGACACGCTTGCTGCTGTTACTACACCTGTAGCAGTTACACTTCCTGCATTTATCGCTCCAGTAGTAGTCAATGACTGACCACCAAGATCAATTGGTGCAGATTGAAAAAGACTATTCAGTGTAGCAAACTCAACACTTCCAGTAGAGGTTTTACGAAGAAGAGTATTATTCGCTCCGTTAGTCCACGATATTGTTCCGTTCGTATTAGAGATGAGAACCTGTCCAGATGGTGGGGTCTGAAGAGTCTTGTCACAAGCAGACGAATCTTCTACTACCAATCTTTTAGCGATTGCTGTAATCTCGCGGGGTTCGCAGAACAATGGATACTCAGTATCACATGGAGGTGCTGGAGTGCATGGAGTCATAATATTTAGTTTAGAATATCGGGCCAAGTTGCTTTGATGCCAGCAAGATCATCTGGAAGCGGAGTCAAAGTAACATCGCGGAGTGCTTGTTTAGCGACAATGATTTCAGCTTTTTTTTCTTCGTCGTTAGCTTCAACTGCCTTCATAAAGTCAATGTCGAGCTTGGCAAGTTTAGGAGCGCGAGCAGCACGGAACTTATCAAGATGAATAGCTTTCGCTTTCTCAATGTTTACCTTTGCTCCAGTTTCAGCGTCAAACTCGTATGCGTTGAAGTATTCGTTATCAATGTCAACTGACTCAATAATCTTGTATTCTACTCCTGCTGGAACATCTTTGATTGCGTCATTAACATTGCCAGTTGGAATGACCACTGCGACTTGTCCGTTGGGTTGTGGATAGGTGATAAACATAAAATTAGTTTCCAAAAATATTTACCCCATTTATAATGTGATCACCATAATTATAAGATCCATATGCATATGTGATAACACGGCAGGAAGAAGTTCCAAGCGTTTCAATTACAGGGCTATTTACAATATTTCCTTGAGGAGAACCATCTCTTGATGTAGAAATATTAAGAGAATAATTCGCATCTGCCATCGCCGTAGCGAAATTCACAGTATAATCACCAGTTCCATTCTTCGTAACGCTGGAGACATTGTAGCTGGAGCGGATTGTTCCGGGCGATGTAGTTCCATTAAAATTCACCCATGCTTTGCAAATCTGCTTCTGCTCGTTAGTGCCAAGTTTAGATGCGATGACTGAACCATTAACAAGTTGTGCGGTTCCGATATTCGCACTCGTCAGCGAAGTTGTGTCGTTAAAAGTAATTCCTGCGGAGTCGATTGTTGTTGGCATAAAATTAGTTTCCGAAGACTTGAACGCAAATAACTTGATAATCCATTCCTGTCACAAAATCAGCAGCCCATGAATTAATATTAAGGGTTGATGTTGTTTGTGTAGCTGTTGTTGAAAACAATGTTCCAGCAGTATCTTGTCTTTTTCCAGAAAAAGAAAAACTAAAATTAGCATCACTCATTGCAGTTGTAAATGTAATTGTATAACTTCCAGTGGAATTACGAAGAACACTCGTCACATTTCCGCTTGAGCGGATGAAACGATTTGTATTTGCTGTGCTAACTGCGCCAGTAGTATCGCGTGTTCCGTCAAAGTTCACCCATGCACGGCAAGCGTAGGAAGGAGCAGAACCCGTAGTTCCTGCCAGCTTGGTAGCGGTATCAGAGTTACCAGTCACATTCCCAGTCAAGTTTCCTGTAATGCCACTCGTAGTAATCGTAGCGGCAGTAGTGCCATTGACCTTGATATACCCTTGCGCGAGGCTGGAGTCGTTTTCTAATGAGAGTGATGTTGCCATATGTTAATTAAGAATTTCGGGCCAGACGGATTTGATTTCTTCAATCGTGCTTCCAATGATTGGAGTATTGGTAACATCGCGCAATGCTTGCTTCTCTGCGGCGATTTCAGATTGCTTGGCAGTGTCGCCAGCTTCAACTGCCTTCATAAACGCAATATCCAATGCTTGCAATTTAGGCTTACGAGCAGAACGCCATTTGTCTTTGTGAATCTCTTTTGCTTTGTCTGCATTCAGCTTTGATCCAAGCTCCGAATCAAATTCGTAGGCATTAAAGTAATCATTGTCGATCTCTACGCTATCTACGATTTTGTATGGAGTATCTTTAGGAACATCTTTGATTGCGTCATTAACATCTCCGCAGGGGATGACGATAGCTACTTGTCCGTTGGGTTGTGGATAGGTAATAAACATAAAATTAGTTTCCGAAGACTTGAACGCAATTCAAAAGACAATCTTGTCCTATTGCACCTGTTCCTGTTGTTACAAATGAACAGTTAGATGTTGCAGTTGATTTTAATGTTACCAAAGCTGAAGCTGTTGATATTCCACTTGTAACATTAAAACTATAATTCGCATCAGCCATTGGCGTTGCAAAATTCACAGTATAATCACCAGTTCCATTCTTCGTAATGCTGGAAACATTGTAGCTGGAACGAATTGTTCCGGGTGATGTAGTCCCATTAAAATTCACCCATGCTTTTGCGGTATTTGTAGAAGTAATCGCAGAACCACCACCAACCAAATAATCCGTTCCTGCTACCGCTTGCGATACTACTCCAGAAGATGATTTCAAAATACCATTGATTGATCCAATGGTGGCTCCCGGCGTTACTACTCCTGTTGTTCCGTTAATTGTTACTGGCATAATTTTAATTTTCTATACTACAGTCCATGTTGATCCGCTTGGCACTGTCACTACAACCCCTGCGTCAATTGTAATTGGCCCAGCAGTCATTGCGTTTTTTGTTGATGGAATTGAATAACTGGCAGTCACAGCTTGGTCATTCAAGAAGAATACTTCATTCGTTCCCGATCCTCCAATAGCTCCTGCTCCTGTTGCTCCAGTTGATCCAGTAGCACCAGCACCCGGCCCTGTTGCGCCCGTAAGGCCAGTTGCGCCAGTTGGCCCCATTGGGCCAGTTGCGCCTGCTCCGGGGCCAGTCGCGCCAGTCTTACCATTCAATGATACAATAACAATTTCATCCCCAGATGGGACTGGATTGTTCATTGTGATGGTATATGGGTATCCAAATGTGATTGTGTAGTCCAATGGGTCTTGGACAACTCCATCAATTGTTACAAGAAATGATGCGCTATTTGTTGAGGTCGCTCCATCAATGTTGAAGGTTGCTGTAACTCCATCACCAATGTATCCCCAGCGGATTCCTCCACCAGTCTCTGAAGCAACTATTGCTATACGAGCGTAATAAGCTGCACGATCTGCAATCGAGTTTAATGCTGCTTCACTTGGGCCGCATGGATTGCATTTTGAACTTCTGGAATTTCCGCAACTCATAGTTGATTATCGTTTACGATAAGGTTGATTGTTTTCATTGCAAGCATTTTTTTAAATAATTACACCACTGTCCATATTCCGCCAGATGGGACTGTGACAACAGCACCAGACGCAATTGTGATTGGGCCAAAGCTACCAGCGTTTTGTGCTACTGGAATTGTGTAAGATGTATTTACTGTTTGTCCATTCAGAAAGAAGATGGCATCAGTTCCTGCACCTGTAGCTCCACCAGCACTTCCAGAGGGGCCAGTAGCACCTGTAGCTCCAACCCCAGTTGCTCCAGTTGAACCGATACCTGTAGCTCCAGTGCCACCTTGAATGCCAGTGCTGCCCGTTGAGCCTTGTCCTCCCGCAATTCCAGTGGCTCCTGTGCTACCTTGTAATCCCGTTGCTCCAGTCAATCCAGATGTAACAATTGCAAATATCAATTGCTGATTGTTTATGAATTGCGATGTTCCTCCAGATGTAACAAGTGTTACTGGAATTGAGATATAACTATTAAGAACAACAGTAGGTGTAGCAGTAATCCTCCAAGTTTGGAAATTGGTTGAATTGCTTTGGTCTTGAACAATGAATGTATCGTTTGTTTTGAATAACGGGAAGAAGACATCAATGTCATTTCCAAGCGCGTCAATATGTGAAAGCGTTACAACGGCAGAGGATGTTTGCGTAGCGTTATCCCAATACAATGTGTTTATTGCAGGGGTTCCGCTCGTTATAGTTGTGTCAGCTTTGTAATTGTAAAAAGTAGATGATTGTCCAGTAAGTCCAGTAGCACCTTGAACTCCTGTTGCACCTGTGGCTCCGATACCAGTAGCTCCAGTGCTTCCTTCTGGCCCTGTGGCTCCCGTAGCTCCAGTTGGCCCATCTACACCAGTAGCTCCCGTAGTTCCCGCGCCAGTCGATCCGGTTAATCCAGTAGCACCAGTTGGCCCTTCGATTCCAGTTGATCCTGTAGCTCCAGACCCGCTTGCCCCCATTGGGCCAGTCAATCCAGTAGCCCCGCGAGGGCCAACCATTCCAGTTGATCCCTCTGGCCCGATTGGGCCTTGCTGCCCTGTAGCCCCTGTAGCCCCCGTAGAACCGATACCAGTAGAGCCTTGCAATCCTGTAGCCCCTTGCTGACCAGTCAACCCTGTGCTTCCCGTAGCTCCGCGCAAACCTGTAGCTCCAGTAGTTCCGTTGATACCAGACAATCCCGTAGCTCCAGTTGCTCCTTCACCAGTAGCCCCTGTGGCTCCAGTCGGCCCTCCAGACGGGCCAGTAGAACCTGTGAGTCCTGTAGCCCCTGTAGCTCCGACTCCCGTAGCACCCGTAGCTCCGCTCGCCCCAATGGATTGTAATGCTATGCAAGCGGAATGCGCGGCACTCGCAGCACTTTCTTTTGCTGACCTTGCATAAGATGCAACTATAATAGTTTCATTACAATTTCCCATATGGATTATCGTTTACGATAAAGTGATTTTTAATTCAAGATGTTTGTTCCACTAAAAGATAGGGGATCGTCTTTTGGTTGTATCGGTTCATCTCTGAATAGACGAGGTTGATGAATCCGTCCCATTGTGAAGGATAGATTGTTTGACACCCTTCCGAGGAAGTTGATTTGTAACTGCCCTTATGGATGTTGATAGCGATGCCCATATCGTCTCCAGTGCCGTCTCGCGTAACAGGGAGTTCTTCTTTTGCGTTAGCAGGTCGCAACGCTGGGTAGCCGCCTCCGGGTTTACTGATACCATGATTCCCCTTGCGATACCTGTGAACGCCCGTTTTAAGAACCGCGATACCTTTCTTAAAAACTGATGGATCAGTATTGGCGTTGAAAGTAGCATGAACAGAAGGAGATAATAATATAATTGCATCGTCGTAGATGCCCCTTTGGTTGCCTGATGGTTGAAATGTTTCAGAGTAGTATCCCCTTATTCCTACCAGCGCAACGCGATCTTCAATCCCTGCACGAATAACCATGCCGAGAGTTTTTTCTTTCGCCTGCTGCGGTCTGGAGTTGGGAACCATTAGCCTTTACGAACTACATTGATGAGTCCGACAAGTCCAAGTCCAGCTACAAGAATTGCTTCTTGGAGTTCTGGTTCGATCTTCACTCCGACTGCTGTAGCAATCAGAATCAATCCGCGCCAAGTCGAGTTCTCACTCAAGCGTTGAAGTAGTATATTTACGATTTTCATTTCTTTGTTCCTTTTGGTTCGGGCAGTTCGTATGTCAACCGCCCGTAATCTGTCTGTAGGGAAATTCCAAGTGTCTCGCATCCTGTCAAAAATGCCATTGCAAGAAATGCAAGCGAGATGATAACTAATCCAAGTGCGATTTGTTTAGGATTCATTGTTTACGAATTTTGTTGAACATATAAACGATGGTTAGAACGCCAGCAATCAAAGAAACAAGTAAACCGCCAAGGCGCAAACCAGTTTCGATGTGTGGCATCATGCTTACCATAAACCCCGTGAAACTTGTGGTGGTTCCCAAAATACCTGTGATTGTCGTATTATCGTTCATTCTTGTGGTTTCTCGTTGATAGTTGAGTAATCTAAATCTTTTCGCTTAACAGCGTAGGTTCCTTCCGGCAATGGCCATGTTTCGATATTGCCGTCCCAACGGATGACCATCTCGATCCAGTTGCCTGCCGTGTTAATGATTGCCCAGTCGTCGATTTCCATTGTTAGAAGTAAGTTGTAATCATTACTGCTCCCGGCGCACCATTACCACCATTGCTTCGGTCGCCAGAACCAATAGTTGATCCGCCACCACCGCCACCAGAGCCGTATGCTGAACCATTTGCTCCATTTCCTCCAGACCCAGTAGCGAATGAGCAAGCACCTCCTCCACCGCCACCAGAACCATTAATCATCAATGTAGATAGTGTTCTTGGAGTAGTTGGAATTGCAGACACTCCATTTGCAGTTGCACTTGCCGCACCTCCATTGCTTATCAAACCAACAAAATGGTTAGTTCCGCTCGTTCCTCCATTGAATACACCTGTTATATTTCCCACAACTGCCGCCGCAGTTATACCGCCGCCAGCACCGCCGCTTGATGGAGAAAAATTTGTTCCGCTACCAGCACCTCCGGTTCCAGTTATGTTCGCCGCACCTCCAGCATTTCCCAGCGGCGCACCAGCACCACCTGATGTCGGCTGGACTGTGCCTCCATTTCCAGCAACAGTTCCACCAGCAGAAGCCCTGACCAGTGTGCCTTGAGTGATTCCAGCAAATGATGAGAGCGTTCCTAATGTAGCGTTTGTTAAAGTGGCTCCAATTCCTCCATTGCCTCCACTGCCTACAGTTATCGTATAACTTGCATCTGTAAGTTGCGATGCGTCGATTGTTGCATGGGAAAAACCTCCAGACCCTCCGCCAGCACCGCCAAAAACTGCCGTTCCAGCAGTCTGCTTGCCACCATAACCCCCACCGCCACCGCCAGACACACATTGAACATAAACTTCTTTTGCACCAACTGGTTTTGTCCAACTGCCAGAAGTTGTGTAAAGGTCAATTTGAGGAGAAAGCGTTCCGCCAGTCGCGCCAGTCGCGCCTTGCGTTCCGACTCCAGTAGCTCCAGTGCTGCCTTGTCCTCCGGTCAAACCTGTTGCGCCCGTGGCTCCATCATTTCCAGCAATACCCGTGGCTCCAGTCGATCCTGTGGCTCCAACATTGCCACTTAATCCTGTTGCTCCCGTAGCTCCCACCTCGCCTTGAATACCAGTAGCACCAGTCGCGCCCAATTGACTATACATGACTTGGGTCGCAGTAAGGATTACGGAAGGAATTGCAGGAGCAGGAGCGAGAGCGGGAGCATATTCAAGCGTAATTCCAAGGTTATTGGTTTGCCAGAAAAGTTCAAGATATTCGCCAGCTAGAACTTTAAGAACATAGTTTACAGTTCCAATCGCCCGTCCATCAGACCCGCCATGAGATTCTACAACACTCCACCGAGAATCGGTATCAGCGACATTCGTTCCATTTTTCTTGAGCCAGATATTTGCATCGTGGATTTGGTTATCTGAATTGTTCCACTGAACAGAAAATGTGATGGAATAGACTCCGGTGTATTGGAAGGTAATTTGACTATTGGCAACAATTGATACGCCGATAGAATCTGGATCGGTATTGTTGTAAGTAATCGGATATCCAGTATTGATCGCAGTTGCGGATTGCGCCTGCGTTGACCAGAATGACCCCCAATATCCAGACGCACCACCAGCACCAGTCAACCCTGTAGCTCCCGTAAGACCAGTGGCTCCCGTTGCTCCGTCAGGCCCAGTAGAACCAGTTGCTCCTTGATCTCCAGTCGCGCCTGTGCTTCCTGTAGCTCCGTCATTGCCAGACAAACCAGTGGCTCCTGTGCTACCTTGTCCACCAGAGGTTCCTGTAGCACCAGTTGCGCCATCAGTTCCAGCGATTCCTGTAGCACCTGTGGAGCCTTGCCCACCCGCAACGCCCGTTGCACCAGTCGATCCAACTCCTGTTGCTCCTGTAGCCCCTGTTACACTTAATCCCGTAGCACCTGTCGCGCCAACTAAACCAGTTGCCCCGGTGCTTCCAGAGCCTGTTGCGCCTGCTTCGCCCGTTGCTCCCGTAGCCCCAGTCGGGCCACCAGATGGGCCTGTGGCTCCTGTAGCTCCGATTGCGGCAGTTGCTTGACTGCCAGTAAAATCAAGTTTACCAGTAAATGGATTAAATGTAAGTGCCATATTTTATGGGTAAGCTACAGACACAGTTGTTAGATTGGCATCGTTGGCAACTGGAGGCTGAATAGCGTAGGTAAGAGTTAGCGTTGCAACTGGGTTCCCGTCTTTCAGATACTGCACTGTGGCAATATTGTTAGTCGAGCCGTAGTAA